CCTGATACGGTTCCGGGAGGTATAGTAGTACTGCCCCCACTGCTGCTCACAGTTGTGGGAGTATTTCCCTCAAACACAACCCCATAAAGAGATGATTTGTAATTTGCTCCTTCATTCTTAGAATTGAGATAATCTACCTCAAGTTCAAGTTCAGACCTACTACTAAATTCTGATGGTAATGGTATCTCCAAGTCTAAAAACTTAGAAGAGTAACCCGGTTCATTCCTCACTGATAACTCTATGTTTCCATAGATGTTGCTCATAGACCTGTTAACGAACACTGGGGTTATAGCACCACTTTCCTCTGCTGTGAAGTACATCTTTACAGCATGTCTTGAGGTTTTAGTGGTGTCAATACTGCCAATATATGTACCGAACCTTGACTTTTTTAAAGGAGGTAAAACCGCATTATTTGTGTCAGTAATAGTTTTAATTCCAGAGCCTGATATATAAACATCCACCTGTCTTGGTACTACTAGGTTTGGTTTATTCTGAAACAGTAGATCAAAAGTAAGTTGGTACTCTGTATCTGCGTAAACAGTAGGGTAGTATTGAGACTTCAACCTGAACTCTGCAAAATCTGCATCACTCTGCATAACATACTCTGTGCTTGGGTATTTTACACCATCAAGAACATTTGTGTCATTGGTGAAATCTGTAACAAATCCTATTGTGTTAGAGCCAGTCCAATAGTTAGTAACTGTTCCAAGTTTTCTAAAATTACCAAGACTCAACGGCTCTATACCCTTGGATGTCATGGTGTATGTACTTGAATCAACTACTAATATGTTCTTGTTCTCAACCTTGAAAGTACCCAAGTCCACTACCTTTCCGGGCTTGTTTATTTGCTTGGCTTTTACAGACACGCTTTTTACTGAGCCTATCTCAGGTTCTGTATTCTTTATTTGAAGTCGTATATAGGAGTTATAACTCGAAGTATCTGTTGTTATTGTAGGTTCTGTCCTGAAAGAAGCAGTGAAATTAGCCACTTCCGAGAAACCACTAACCACTAAATCTTTACTGTTTCCGTAAATATCTGTATAGGGTAGTATCTGATACAATGGAGGGTTAACATAGCACAGATTTTCACTAACAACCTTAACAATAGAGCCGCTGTAATTTATTACCCTAGACTGTGTTATGCTTGCCTCTCTTGGGTATTGATAAGGGATGTTGTTTACATAGATTCTACCCCTTTCCATAGAAGAAGAAAGGGTAAATCCTGAAAAGTACAAAGACGCTATTTCGTTGTCGTTGTTTACAGGAGTTATTGGAATAAATGTAGCAGATGAAGTGTCAGGGTTAAGCAAATGCCCACCAGCAACAACTTTTATAGTTTCATTTGTGGCTAACTGACCTCTATTGGAGTACATCGTAGCCCTTCCAGAACTGGTTGGAGTTAGTGATACGAGCCTGTTGTTAGTGCTTAATTGATATTGAGGTTTTCTTACCTCAGAATATGTTATTGTTGGTGGAACTGAGTAATATATCTTGTCCTCAGACTCCTCTGTATTTATCTGTACCACCCTTCTCCAAACTACATTAGGTATTCCGTGGTAGTCTGGTGAACTTGTATCATTTGAATAAGGAACTTCTATTCCTGTGTTTGGATTTACTGCAAGTCTTCCTGCTATGATTATTTCACAGTCTCCAACTGGGGTACTGTCATAAACGTAAACAGCGACAATCCGCTCCTTGTTGGGCAGATTATCGCTGATTATTTTGTAGTAAACTGGGTTTCCGAAACTATCTAAAATGTCAATATACACCTGTGAACGGAACACCAGTATATCTTCCTTTAAATGTAGTTTAAAAGAGTTTTTCCCAAGCAGAAATTTGTCCGACAGGTCTGTGACCTTAAAAGAATTGTCTGCATTGTCAGACATATCTTGGAATTTGTATATATTTTTCTTTAGACCGTTTAATGGTCTCTTTAACTCAAGCATTTAACTTGTCTCCTGCAACTTACTGTATCCATTTATTTTTTCAATTTTTAAATTTTTATCCACCAAATCACGCATTACTTCTATGTGTGAAACAATGATCAAATACTCATACTGTTGTTTTAAGTACGCAAATAATTTTCCCATAGAAATTATATTTTCACTATCCAGTACTCCAAATCCTTCATCTATAGCAAGAAAGTTTGTTTTTGGTAAGGTTGTAATTTCGCTTAGGGCGGCTCTAAATGCTAATGACAGTACAAATCTTTCCATGCCAGAGGTTAGTTCAATGGGCCAGTATTTTGATTCGTCATAGACGATGTACCCATGAATGTATTTCTCATCTGTTGCTTCTAACCTTACAGTGAAATCAACTATCTGACTAAGTATTTGATTTACTTCACCTTCTATAACAGGCAATACAGTTTCAACTATCTTATAAGGTATTCCCTCCCTTGACATAGTTTGAAGATATAATTCGTATAACCTATATTGTTTCTTATAAGATAAATATTTATCAAGTTTCAAAACACACGACTCTAACTCTTGTTCATTTCGTTCAACTTCGCTATACTTGCTCTTACTTAATTTCTTCAACTCTGAACTTTCATTTTCTAATGTAGATATAACTAACTTTAGTTCCTCTATCTCTTCCTCAATTTTGGCATTTTTTTCAATTATTGCCGAATTTTTGTTATACTCAACTTCCTTGTCTTGCCATTCTTTTATTTGATCCTGAAAAGACTTACCTTTGTATCGAATTGACTCTTTTTGGGTATGAAGTATAGTTAACTTAGAATCAACTGCTTCTAATTCCCTGACTACTTTATCAAATTCTTTTGCTATTGAAAGGTCTGATTCAACCTTTTCTAACTTTGAAATTAATAGTCTATAGGAGTCAAATTCACTTGTATATGCGTCAAGTAACTTCGGCATGTTTTTAATGGCCTCTTGTGCATCCTTAACAAACTCATTGTTAGTACAGAACTGACAGTTTGGATCATATTCATGTTTATCAAGATGTTCTTTTTTGCTTTGTGCTATCTTATATTCATTCAATGAACCTTCGTATTTCCTTTTACTCTGATTTACTTTTGTTTGTATATCCCGGTATTTGTCAACTAACTCTGAATAACTGTTAGATGTTCCACCTCTCTTTACAACTCTCTGCAATTCTTTTTTCTGAGTAAGTAATTCATTTTCTTGTAATATGGTAGATTGTAGGTCAGAACCTGCGCTATTTCGAGCCATTATGTAATATTCTATTTGGCTTTTAATATGTGATATGTTTAGTGTAGAGTCTGTTTTCTGATACTCCTTACTTAGTATTATGATTTGTGCATTGGTTTCTTTTATTTCAGATTCTACTTCTTTTAGTTGATCATCTATTCGGTTAAGTTCTTGCTTCAATACACCAATTTGATTAGATAATATTGAGGATTTTTCTGTTAAATCATCCTTCTCAAGTTCTTTAATTAAAGTTTGATATTCCTTAGATTCATCTTTTGCAAGTTTAAATAGATCATCATATATGAAAATATCAAGAAACTTGTAAAGTAATTCTTTTCTATCTTTTTGAGTTGTATCAACAAAATTCTGGTTATCATATTGTGTTGACATTGATACCATTACAAAATCATCATAACTTCCCAAGTAGTCTCTTATTGCATAATTTGTCTTATCTCTATCTTCTCTATTTAATCTAACCTCAATACCATCTTCTTCTGTCCAAAAATTAACATCAACCTTTACACTCCCAGTTTTTTCATTCAAGGTTCCAGTTCTTTCTATGTAATATATCTGACCCGCTAATTCAAAAGACAGTTTACAATAGAAACTTTTCTTTGAATTATTTAGTACATGACTTGCCTTTGTTGCACGAGTTGATTTGTCAAAAATTACAAAAGTTAGAATATCAAAAAGAGCAGACTTTCCACTATAATTTTTAGCAAATAATCCGTACAATCCTTTAAAGTTTGTGAAGTCAATGTAGTTATCATCTCCATAAGAAAACATATTTGAAAATTCTAATCTAAGAGGTTTCCATGTTATGTTTCTAACACCATTTTGTGTAGGCAATCGTTTGTTTAATTCAAAATTTAACTTACATAGATCGTCTATATCTTCGGAATCTACATTGGGATTTACACTCAAGAATTTTTTCATTATACCATTTTGGTATTCTACATCCCGGCTATCTCCAAGTAACTCTTCTCTGGCTTCTATAGAATTGAATGCAGTTGATATTTTCTGCAATGATAACTCTACTATTTTGTATCGCTCCGAAAGTTCACGTTTGAACTCCTCAAGTTGGTGTAACTGCGTATTTTCATGTTTAATTCTAACCCGCAAATTTTTAGGTAAGTAATCTGGAATGTCACACTTTCCGTTTATTAGATGGAAGGTAAAGTACCCAAACTCATTATCAAGTTTTACAAGTTCTGACTTTCTATTCTTTACATCCCAAACCAAAAATCCATGTCTATCTATTGACTCTCCATGATCTTGTTGAATTGCAGAACCACTATATTTTACAACTGGTAATTTACCTCTAACCTTTGATTTGCCAGTTCCAGAGGTATATGGTTGAACTGTCTGCTCCATGTGAATATCACCAAGCATAACAATGTCAAATCCATCAAATACAGAGGTATTAGTACCATGTTGAATGGTAATCAAGTCAGTTCTTGAGCCTATTAATGGACCATGATGAAGGGCTATTTTAAACTCATCATCAATGTCCTTTGCATGAACCCATTTATCTGGGCTATCAAATATCCCAAACAAGGAAAATGTTGTATCCATCAGCCTATAAACACCACTATCCTTCCAATAATGTAAATTTGGATGGTTCATAGCATCTACAACTGGTGTAAGTGCATCAAGTCTATTTGAGTTAGAAAGGTTTCCATCATGGTTGCCGGGTGTTAAAACTGTTGTACAGGTATCAGCACAATCTTTTAAGAACCTTGAAACAATCTGGAAAAGTTCGGGGGACATTTCTGTTTTTGAGTGAACAACATCCCCACCAATGAATATTATAGAGTTTTCGTCTTTGTGTTTTTTAACGTACAATATGAAATTTCTAAGTACGGAATTGAATTCTTTATGCCTCTGATATAGACGAAAATGTATATCAGATATGTGGAATATTTTGGTTATCAAAATTTTTTATTTTAATTATTATGAGTTTCAATCTTTATAGAAGTCCAATTTTTTTGGTTTCTTAATACAACATTATAACCTTCCATGCAAAAATCACAAACCTTACTAAATATATCATCGGGAAAATACCCATCATCAACTTCTTTTAGACTTTCTGGCCAGTTTGTGGTATCAAATAGAGATTTAAACTGATACCAACTTATATTTTCATCTAATAATTTAATAGACTTTACACTTTTAAACATATTTTTAACTTGATTTACTGCATTTTCTTCGGTATCTGTGAATATAATTGCTGGTAAATCTTTTTTATCATCATTATAAGATATTATTACCCAATAACCTGTTAATTTTTTCATACTTTAGTAATTAATTACTTTGTAAACTAAATTATATTTTTTAGATAGTTCTATCATGGATTTTGTTCCGGGAGATTTTTTATCCCAAAAAAGTATCGCATGACTAGCAATCTTGGCCATCTCTTCATTTCTAATTGGTCCGGCTGCTGCATTGTACTTTCCACCATTTCTTTTGTGTCTAACCTTGGCTCTTGGATCATCAATATCATCCCACTTTGCTGGCATTTCTATTAATTCAAATCCCCAATCTTTTGCAAACCATTCCCCAAGTGAATCGGCTCCGTTTGCTTTGCCTGATATTATTTGAATTTTTGGAGGAGTTTCTTCCGGGTTTATATTTTCAAGTATAAACTTTTTTGTTTCTGCTTCAAGTAGTTTATAATTGAAAAAATCTCTCCCTCCTGCTATTATTAATTTCATGGTTTTTCTGATTTAACATATGTCAACAGTAGTGATACTGCAAATATATAATAAAGTATATTTGAGGCTTGATATGCACCACTTGATATTATTAATAGAATGAACCATACTATCATGGTTACTATTAATGATGCTACTATCATGCCAATGTATTGAAATATTGAATCCATATTAATTTGGTTTATAGTTAAAAGCGTTAACCTTCAATAATCTTAAATCGGCTAACTTTACTCGTATTACTTTTTTTGTTTTAGGTGTTTTTAAAAAACAGTGTATATTATCTATGTCAATATGTTCAAGTATCCACACACATCCAGCATTTGCCCATGAAAGGTGATATTTATGTCCTACTGTTGGACATTTTGTTTTTTGATACTCTTCACCAAGTTCTTTATTTATCATTTGTTTAATTTACTTAATATGTTAAATTTTGTACTTGTTGTCTCTGTTACTTTTTTTGCATTATCAATGTATTCCCAAACCTTTTGATGTCCAAGACTTGTTGGATCATGGTAGATGGTATGATCGTGTAACTTAGTCTGTTCTTCATCTACTGGAAACTTGGTTATGTAAACCTCTATTCCATGATCAAGAAACCATTGGCTATATCTCATAATGTCCTTTACTGCATCTCCATCAAGACATAAGTAAACAACCTTTACATTCTCATCCAATATTTTTTTAAAGAGGGATTTTGATATTTGCTTTCCATTTAATGGAATGGCATTTCTTCGAACAATAATGGCATCAAGTTTAGATTCTACCAGTATAATCGGTTCTGACCAATTTATTAAACCTTCATCGAATATTTGATCTTTTTCTATTGCTGTTGGAGTAGCAAACTTAAACAATGCTAATGGATTGAAACTTCTACCAGTTAGGTAAGTCAAGGTTCCATTTTCATTGTAGAATGGGAACACAATCATATCTTTGTATTTACCACTTGTACAATATCCAATTCTGTGTTTGAATATATCTAATGAGGTAACACCTCTACCAAATAAATAACTTATAGCCTTATTGTAAAATAGCCCTGTACTGGGCTTCCATAAAGGTTCAAACTCCTTTGGAAGGGTTAAACCTTGAACAACATCTTTTTTTTGATTGTAAGTCTCTACAAATAAAGACTTAGCCTTTGTAATTACTTGAGAAGGTGCTACAAGTTTATGTAAAAGTATTGTTACTTTACTTCCATTGGTTCCACATACCCAACACTTCCACTTACCAGTTCCAAGGCTAACACCTAACTTTGGCTTGTGATGGTTGCAAAATGGGCATGAAAACTGATAGTAATCTCTGTTTGTCTTATGACCTTGACCCAGAACAGACTCAAGGAGTTGTAGTTTTTCGGACATAAAAGCGTTTTTCGCAAAGGTATGGTATACTTTTGACATTACCAAATTTTTTTAGTCTTATCGTGCGTACTCCGAATCGTATACATCCTGAGTCAATCCAAAATCAACTAACACAACTTTGTCTGATCCTTCATCCTTTACAATCCCATAAGAATTTGCTCTTACTAAGTCCCCTACTGGCATATCCATTGATTGCATTAATTCACACATTTCATTATAGAACTGATCTTCTTGAATTATGTCGGCTGCTGATTCATCTTCTAATGAGTAACTTGGGCCATATCTACTTGGTTTAACATTTTCGTAGTAGAACTTGGATAACATTGTACAGTAGTCTTTAAATGAATATCCCATTATGCTTTTAAACTTTGAAGTTGATAACTTACTTGCGAGTTGCATTTCTACCCATAATCCATTATCATCACTTTCATACACTTTAGCAAATAAATTATCAAAGTAACTATCTTGTCCTAATTGTATCTCAGTATTACATTGGGCAACACCTTTGGAATTTTTTGCTAATTTAAGAACTTTTTCATTATCTATTTTATAAACTATTCTCCCGGAACCACTTATCATCTTAGTTAAGTTTTGATCACAGTATTTCTGCCTTTGTGAGAATGATTTTAAACTCGCAAATTCTTGAACATCCCAATTTACTGGATAATCCTCTCCAATTATTGATTCATATATTTTCTTTAATTTCATTAAACACTCCTTAAAAAGTCTTTGAATGCTTGGTCAAATTTTACCCCACGGAACTGCCCACTTCCTATTGCATCATTGTAGTACGAGTCATCTCCAAGTACATTGGCTCTCATTTGAAAGTAACACTCTAAAAAGTTAACTTGTCCTTTAGTTTGAGCAAAGGCAAGTATCTCAAATTCGAAATTTTCACTGCCTAACCTTTTAATGTCTTCAAGTAATGGCTTACAACTGCCCATGTAATCCTTCCAGTTGCTCTCTACACGACTTTTTTTCTTTTTAGTTACCTTCACACCAGTTTTAAGTGTGACTCGCTTAGAAGTCGTTTTAGCGGCTGTTAAATATTTTCTACCAATATACTTTCTCCCATCTGGTCCTGTAATCTTATAGATGAATCCAAATGATCCGTCTGGTAATTCGAAGTCTTCACTTCCTTTGTATTTCCAATTCATTATACTATTTTTAGTTTGTCTAAAATATATTTTATAAGTTCATCTAATGCCTGTGGTACTGGTGTAGAAATTCCTATTCCTGATTTATCAAAAATATCAGCACCTTTTCTTCTAAAGTCTTTTAAATAAAGTTCTCTTTTCCCCTCATTTAACGCTTTAGCAGTTTCTTCTCTAATAATTTTAATTAATTTATTCTTTGTTTCTGTTTTCATACTACTTACCTGTCTTTTAAATGTTGAATTTTATATTTTTAATTTTTTTACTGAACTTATATCTACATCATACAAAAAAGTTGGGTCTAAATAAACTAATTGCCCTTTAATTCTTCCTACATTTTTAGGGTCCATGTCAGTTGGAAAATATTGTGAATTAGAATTAAACCAATTTTCCAACGCATCAGATTCTTCCCAAGAAATATTTCCTGTTTCTGCTTTTTGAGATATAATAACCCACATCTTATTTTTAATATCATCTGCTACTAATTCGTACATTTTATATACTTTTGGTATTGGCAAATATGAATTTTCTTGTCCTATTACAAATCCTTGAACATCTTTGTCATCATCTGTTATTTTAAGTACCTTCCCTCCACCAATATCAAATACATCACTTCTTGTCCTTCCACCAATAAAAGAATTTACTTTTACTTTTAATGCTTTTTCTATCCTTGGTATGTATTTATCATAACCTTGTTTAGAATCAAGTTCTTTTATAATGGTTTCATATATTTGTTTTAGTTTCATATTTACCTCAAAACAGGAATATTATTAGCGAGTGATCTTGTGCTGTAGAAGGCTGGGTCAAGATATACTAATTCTCCTTTACTGTTAATGCCTACATTTTCGGATGTTACATCACCGGGAACATACCTTGTGTTTTCTTCAAACCAATTTTGTATATATGTACGTTGTTTTATTGTAGCCTTAATAGGTTTAACCTTTTCCACTATTGCAACCCATAGGTCTTTTCCACTAAGTGGACTGGTTATACTATAATTATGTTTGCTTATTTCTGATTGATCTATTTTATACAAACTATAAACTTTTGGAATTGGGTATGTTGGATTTTTAACTCCAATATATAATCCAGCAGCATCATAATCAGTGGAGGTTATTTTTAGTACCTTATCCCCTAAATCAAATACATCACTCATTGTTCCACTATGTATTGGGGAGCCTACTTTTATATTAAGTTTATCTTCTAAGTATGGTATAAGTTGTGCAAACCCATGTTCTGGATGCCATTCTGCTATTATATTTTCTAATATACTCTTTAATTTCATTTAACTATCCCATTTTACAGATATATTTAGGTTTACATCATCCCTCATTTGCAATGGCTGGCTTAATTTTGCTACTGCTACTAATTCTCTTTTTTCATTGTATAGACCTATTGCTGTTGCGTATGGAAACAATGCACCTTCTGCAAGAGAACCTGTCATTTCATCAATTATTAAATCAGAGTTAGGGTTTACCAAAGTTGTAGGATTTTGAGAAAGGTTAAAACTTCCGGCTGGAATCCTTACTAAACACTCATATGAGTATATCATGTGAGTAGACCTAAATTTCAATGTCCAATCATTAACCATTGCATTGTTGTATTTAGATTCATGTCCTGATATAACAACGTTTCCAGACTTATAAAATACATTACCAACCACAGCAGTTTGATAAGAAGCCATTCCATTACTATTAGCAAGTGTTACTACATTATTACTGGTAAGTGCTTTATTGTAAATTCTAATTTCATCTAAATATCCAGTATATGATGTCTTATAGTTTTGATTATCAGAACCAAACATTAAACAGTGATTGTTTATTGGATGATTTGTGTTATCTGTCTTTGATTGTGCTAAATTTCCATTTACATATAAACTAACCATTGATCCTGATTTTGTTACTGCCACGTGAACAAAATTTGATGTATATGATGATGATAATGTACAAGTATTGATTCCATCACTTCTTCTAAACTCTAATATACGAGAGGTAGGTAGTCCTGTTGCAGTATCATTGTATATCCTAAAATCATACGGAAACACATTAGTATCTTCGTCTATGTAAGATGCTGATGTATATGTATTTTTCACAGTCAACCCATTAGAATTTACCCAAGGTTGGTTTCCATATTTCTCTTTCCATATAGTTCCTTTCTTAGATATGACAGTATTATACGGATATGTTAGATTAAATTGCTCATCTTGAGCATTTTTCATCCAAAATGCAATGGTAAAATCTTCATTTGATGCAAAATTAAAATCTGGTCTATCCTTTGTTAATATATATGAATTACTATCAAAAAATACAGAAAATCCAGACGCTGTTGTATTTAAGTCTATTCCATTTGATAATTTAATATTTTTACTAAAACTTGGCACATCAGGGCTAAATGTCTTAGATTTATAAGTAACATCACCTTCTATAATGCAATCATTTCCTGAATTATTTGGTATAACATCATCGTGTGATAAGTGTTTAAGTTCTTTAAATTTCCTAAACTCGTCATTAAATCCCCAATACGCTACAAGATTGTAACTATCCGAAAATGATCCTGTATCTATTGATGGATCATATAAATTTCCATTTCCATCATCATTTAAGTAAAAACCAGATGCAGTTATTTCTACCGATCTCGGCTTTATTGATTCCCCATAATCAAGATATGGTATTGATATTATAGATGCACTAACTCCTAAAAACTTATATGTGAACCTTTCATTTGAATGTTCAAATGTTTTATATGGATCGTATGGGTTTCTATAGAACTGAGCATCAATACTACTCCAAATTAAACTTTTATATGATCCATCAAACGAATTAGTTTCATAAGTATTTTGTGAATCAGTGCCTAATTTTAATTTCCCTGTAGGATACCTTGCTTCCAATAGTTTATACCCACTCCCTGTTTGAGGAAGTGATCCAGAATAAAACTGAGACCTCTGAACAATAAACTTTTTAAATACCTTTGTAGGTGTGAGAGTAAAGTCTTGAGGCAGAACTGTTTGGTAAACATGTGGTATGCTCATTATGCACTTTGTATTTGTTTTTCTAAATCAGAAATTTGGTTATCAATTTTTTGCCCTTTTGATTGTAGAGCAGGTATTAGTCTCTGGAAAAATCCTTTTATTGAATTCCAAATATCTCCAATTCCCTCAGTTGTAAAGGATACATTACCTTTTGTATTTCCTATTTTTTCACAGGCTTTTAACTCAATTAAAATTTTTTCTTTTACATCCTGATTAACTAATGTCATAGCATAATCGAGCACTTTTTCATAATTGTAAGTTGCTGGTGATGCTTGAAACCTATTTATTTTCATAATAAGATTTTTTATCTTAACTATTCTAACATCATCCTTCTTTAATTGTTCCATAAAGTCCCACAGGTTTTCTTTAAGTATATTATCTGCCTGTTTTTGTAAATCATCAAATCCATATTCTTTTTTAATTGCGTCAATTTTTGCTTGTGCTTCTGCAAGTTTTTTTTGTAGATCGTTTAATTTAGTGATGGCATCTTTAACTTTTTTTGTTATTTTAGTTGCTTCACTAATTACACTCTCTGACAAGTATTTGTTTATAAAACTTAACACCTCTTCTAAAGATGAACAACCTCTACTTCCCATTGACATTTCCAATGAATAAGGTTCATTTTTGGGATATGAAGATTTCATATTATTTGCAGGATAGTAAACTGCCCTATCGTATACTTTTGCAAGTATTTTATTACCTTTCTTTAATAAAGCCCTTCCATTTACAAATTTCAAATCATTTTTATTGTATACTTCTGTTAAGGCTTTTTTTTTTGATAGGAACTTTTGAAGTTTTTTATTTCTTCTCTGATTATTTTTTTAATCTGTTCTTCGAGTTTAATTTCCTTCTCTTTACCTAAGTCAATTTCCTTTGGTTTTTCAGTATCAGGTGTTTTCTCCCTTGCTTTAGGTTTTGGAACTTCAACTGTTTTTGGTAATTCATCTTCTGCATTACCACCTTTTTCAACATTAAACCCTTTTGTTAGTGCTGCATGTTCGGCTGCTTCTTTTGTTGGAAATCCTACATTAGAAATACACTCCTGTTCCCCATTGTTATCAATGTAAAACCAAAACTTTCCATCTTCTTTTTTTATGGTTACGAATACACCCTTAGATATAACTTCACTGAGTTTCATCTTAGAATTCTTTTTTGATTCTTTTAATCCAAACTTATCTAAACCTTTTTGAGTTAAATCAATTGCATATTTATCATATCCAATAGAAGTAACCTTAATTAAACCAGTCTGTTTTTGTATTGCAAAATATTTTTCTGCTTCACTCTTGTTTACATGTAATTTTTCATGTGGTGTACTTCTATGTTTATCAACTACAACTTGAATTTTATCTGTTGTATTTTCTTTTATTGTTGATTCTCCAACATTTGTCTTTTTTCTATTTCGAACAGCATCACTATCATTATCAAACATCTCAGTATTGTAATATATTATATCATTACCTGTCTGACTTGTCATTCCAACTTTCATTGGTGATATTTTTATTGCTTTAAAGAATGCATTGTCATTATTTTTTACATTGGAAAATGCTCTACCTTCTTTTTTCCAAGATGTAACCATTTTTAAAATTCGATCAGCATTATTTACAGGAGTTTCTTTAATTGTTGATTCACCAACACTTGGTTTTGCATTTTTATTCTTCTTAATCGCTTTATTATACATTTTTAGAATGTTTCTTAAAGTTGGTATTCCATCCAATTCCATGTTTTCTTTCTTAATAAAGTCAACACTTTTACCGGCTCCTCCCATAGATTGTTCATAAGTTATTTTTAAAATTCCATTCTTATAAACTATTGGTTCATATATAACAGGTTCTTCCCAAGTACTTGAGTTATCAACTACTGGAATTGGATCACCATCACTATCTATTGCAGAGGCGATTACTTTATTTATTCCATCAACTAACCTTTGAATCTTTGGATCGTTTGTTGCTGGTCCTTCTTGTATATTTTTCATTGTTGATTCCTGTACTTTTTTTGGAATTAATTTTTCTACTCTAACTTTCATAATACCTTTACCGTTTACTGTTGGCAATCCATAGTCATCTAAACCGATCTCTTTGACAGTTACTTTGTGATTCTTAAATTTTCCTGTTAAGATCACATCTCCTATTTCTATTGGAATGTTTATCACTTAATTACCAATAATTTGTAACAAACTCAAGAAAATTTCTAAGTTCTTTTATTGTCTTTTCTGGTACATCTTTTGTATGTATTTGTTCTATTTTTAAATATAGATTTTCTCCACCAGTTGTAAACTCTACGATTATTCCTCCGGGACCAGTAACTTTACCTGTCGTTTCTTGTGGATCATAAGTTCCTCTAAAGCCCTCTTTTATAAAAGCGTCAAGTATACGTTCTGCATTTGAAACCAAATTACTTCTGTCTACTTTTTTTAAGTCTTTACTACCTTCATTGAACCTTTTATTACTTTCAAACTGTTGAGACCTATCCCTGTCACTTGATACAAAATCCAAACACTTCTGCTTTTCTTGTGAAGATAGTTTATCCCATTCTTCTTGACCACCAGCATATTCTATAGCATCTTGAAGTTGTTCTCCTGATTGCTCATAACTTGCCTTTCCAGCCATTCTGCCTGCTGAAACTGGGTCTTGAAAATCATCATATTCTTTTAAAGATTTTCCAGTTTTTATAACCTTATATAATTCTTTTAGTTTCATGTCTTTTCCTTTATTCATACTTTAAATCAATTTGTACAAGGGATTCTTCTGTGTAAGTTTTAAGTATAGGCTTACTTATCTTAGCCACTGCAAGTAATTCTTTATTTTCATTATATAAACCCACTTGTGTAATATATACTTTTGGATTTCCATAGAAATCATCTATAATTTGACCATCACTTCCTGTTTGATAACTTGGATTGTTGGTAAAGTTATATTCTCCGTTTTTTATTCTAATGAAATACTGTTCTATGTATTCATATTTAACCTTCCTTGCTTGAAATCCTAAAATATCTCCACTTGCATCTGTATAAAGGGCTGAACCTGACATTGCTGTGAATAATTTCATAGCATTATCACCCAATACATCACTACCTGTTACTGTCAAAAACGATGATGATAAATCTAACAAATCTGCATCTAATAGGATTGTTCCAAGTCTTGGATATGATAACCCATAAACATGTGGCTGTGATTTATTGTACACACCATCCTCAAGGCTTCCAGAGACCATGTAGAACACTTCTCCCCCTCTTCCTACAAGATGAGCCTTAGACTCGCTTACAGGTTGATAGAAGCCATTGTAGGCTGTTGTAGACAAATCTGTTTCAAGGTTCAACCTTGAGTCATCAATAAGACGTAATATATTTCCTGATTGTCCTAATTTGACGTTGGAACCTGTATGAGCATTCCTATTTCCATTGCCAGTTAAGAACTGAGAACCTGATAGTGAATGTAAATTAATTTCTACATTTCCTTCATCAAGTCTATCTCCAAATCTATCTCTATAAACATCAATTGCATAGAAGTGCTGAATTTCCTTTGCTCCAATTTTAAACCTTCGTTCTGTTGGATTTAAACACAAACTTCTATATTGACCATATACTGCATTACTTGGCGACATCCAATCATATCCGCCCAAATCCCTACTTCCGCTTCCATCATCGTGACCATAAGCAATCGAAAAATGTTTTGCAGGAGCACAATGTGAATCACAATTGGTTTGATAAATTGTTCTTCTATAACTAGAACTTGTTTCTGTGCTACAAGTAAAGAAATTTATCATATTACCAATTACACTTCCTGTTGCATCAAGCCATATACCATAATAAATTTTATTTACTTGGGTTGGTAATTTATCATCTGTAGTCAGTTTTGTATAAACTCTACCAGAACTAATCTCTATTGGTGGAGTTGGTGGAACTGGAACAGGAGGTATAACAGGAGTTGGTGGAGGTATAACTATTACAGGTGGAGGAGGTGGTGGAGGAACAGTTGGTGTTGGAGGTGGTGGAATTGGTTGTGTTAATTCTAATACACAATCATCCCAACTATTGTCTTGAACCAAATCTTCGCTTTCAATTCTAAATACATATTGGTTTCCAACTGTTTGAGTTGGTGTGACTCTCATAGAAGAATTTAACCATAGTCCATTAAAATCGTAATCTTCGTTAGCCTGTATATTAATTGTCCAGTTTTGACCTGTAACTAAAACAGGAGACGTTGATACATCTCCAATGTAGTTACCATTACCAGTAGTTGCGCCACTAATAATGAACCTTTGTGGAAGAGATAATGGATTTCTAACCACAACCCTAACTGTCCAATTTCCTTGTATGTTTAATGGCATTATTTACTTTTAATATCTTTTAATATGTTTTTTAATTTCATATAATTCTCTTCAATTGCTTTATTTTTCAAAGCATCTACTCCCATTTTTACATATCTTTGATAAGTGTTACTATCAACTGTTACATTTTTTCCTGAATTACTATCTGGTTCTCCAACAGGGCTTCCCCATATTTTCCACCCATTTTTTAATTTTTTAATAACAACCCTTTGTTCCTGTCCTTTAACAGTAAAAATATCATCAAAGTGATCTAAATTGTTTGTCAACGAAATTAAAAAACAATGTACAAAAACATTACCTGATGTTGCTGAATCTTTTAAAGATGTCATTTCTATATTCCTATTACTTTCGTTTATATGAGTTAATATACTAAATACTTGCCTTGCTATACTTATAGGTATTTTAGGACGTAACTCATAAATTCCTTTTGGCTTCCCCTTTAAACCTTTCTTAGTCCAATCTGGGGATGTATTTGTAATACTATATTCCTTATTGTTGTGATAATACATTAACTTAGGAGTGTATATTACCCAATCTAAATCATCAATAGGAAGTTTACTATGAATCACGTATAATGTTTTATCTTTATATCTCATTGAATATTAACATTTTAAAATTCGAGTTTCATTTTAATTAACGCTTCTTTAGTAAATTTCTTTTGAAGTGGTTTACTTAATTTACCAACAGCAAGTAAATCTTTATTATCATTGTAAAGTCCTACTGTTGTGATGTAAATTGTTGGATCACCAATCATTGTTGGTTCTGCTAAGTCTCCTTCACTTCCTGTTACAAAAGTTGGGTTATTAGTAAAGTTATACTCCTGATTCTTTACTCTAACAAAGTAATGTGTTGATTTAACCTTTTCACCACTTCTACCTTGGAATCCTAACCTGTCACCACTTGCATCTGTATAAAGGGCTGAACCTGATAATGATGTAAATAACTTATATGCATTATCACCGGGAATTTCTGATCCAGTTACTGTTAAAAATGATGCAGACATGTCAAGTCTATTTCCATCAAGTACAATTACACCTAATCTTCTATAAAGTTTTCCATAATAATGTGGTGCTGAACTGTTATAAATACCATCTTCAAGTGTTCCTGATACAATGTTGTAAACTTCACCGGCTGTCGTGACATCTGCTGATGCTACTCTACTGTCATCTACTAATCTTGTTACTGCTTGTGTTGGGAATACACTTACATTAGAACCTGTCCATGAGTTTTGGGTATGTGTGGCTAACCATTGTGAACCCGATAACCTTTGAAGATTTATTTCAAGGTTCCCTTCATCAATAAATTCACGCATACGCGCTCTATTTACATTTATAACATAAATTGAATCAGTTGCTGTTCCACCAATTACAAATCTTTGTTCATCTGCCTCAAGACATAATTGCTTATATTGACCATAAATTGCACGGCTTGGTGTATCATTTATTTGACCACCTTCATCTGCTGAACCTGATCCTTGTTTGTGTCCCCAAGCAACAGAAAATTGTGCCTCACTACCACATTCACCAGAACCGCTATTGAAAATTTCATAATAATATCTTTGTTGTGTTGAATTTTGTGCTGATGATGTGTAGAAAGTTAATAAGTTGCCTACATTTCCGCTCCATAAAGCACGAGTTATTGTTTCCTGTTGATTTGGTACAATATCACCTGTTTCGAACCTTGTCCAAATTCTACCAGAACCTAAATTAGATGGTGGAAGAGGTGCTGGAAAGGTTGGAGTTGTTGGTAGTAATGGTCCGCCGGTTTGTCCTTCGGTTGGTTTAATGGTTCCTGTGTCTAATGATGGACCTGTTGGGATAACATTATGAACAACATTATTTTCATCAAGAACTAAGAAATCACCTTTAGTGGTTTCAAATCCTGAAACACTTATTCCCGGTATGATTTGCTTTGTGGTTGGTTGCGTATTTTGTAACACACTTGGATCATTAGATACAGGAATTAATGTTAATCCTGCTCCTTCCATCTTAGATTTCTGTGATTCATCTAACTTTTGGACCGTTCCACCTGTATTAGTAGCCACACCTTTTTTTATAAATGCCATTTTTTATTTTCCTATTTTAAAATTTCAATATTTTTTTGGTGCTTCGTATCCATATAGAGTATATAATCCATCTAATGCATCTATCAATGTATTATACTTTGATAATCCACCATTGGTAACTTGTGCATTAACTTTTCCTTGCCACTTGTACAACTTTACCTCTTGTCTTCTCTTAGGAATGTTTACAACAAGTTGATCATTTCCATACGTATCTACATCAGTACTAAACTTAAAATTAGTATATTTCTTCTTATATGCATTGAGACTAATTGGTGTTATGTCAAATTCCTCTGACTCCTTTAACTTCCCATACATACTCTCATATAATAATTTTAGTTTCATAGTCTTATCTCTAACTTCTTTATAGATTCTAATCTGTTCTTTATTTTATTAGATAATTCTGATGCAAGTAATAATAATTGCTCTCTATTATTATTAACTTTTTCACCATATTTACGTATGTTATTTATCTCACGTTCTAACAATAAATCCAAATCTTTTTGCATTGATTCAAATTTATTTATCAAAGGTTCATTTGGTAAATATTCCTGACTCTTATATTCTTCAAAATTAAAGTAATCAAAAGATTTAACTATGGTTTCATTTTTTCGTTGAACCTTGTGTCTTATTATCTTCTTAAACTTTCTCTTGAAAGGCTTCTTTAATTTTGAAAAGTCTAATCTCTTACTATCTGTTTCTATAATCATTTTTATGGAAGTTTAATTGGTGCATTACCAGTTAACGGAATGTTAGGTGTAGTATTTGTAGTCACTTTTCTAACTGTTATATTGATTACAACGTTACCACCAGTCTCATTACCAACTATGGTTAATGTTGTTGATCTTGCTGCAAGGTTCAACATGTTTGCTGTTATTACAATACTCTTTCCTGATACAGTTACTGATGCTCCAATTTCACTCTCAGTTAATGGTGCTGCAACCATATTTCCAGTACCTGAATACTGTTGTCCGGGTGCTGCCTGATCTACATACATTGAACAAACATCACTATCTGCTAAAGTGAATGAATATCCAAAGGTTGTATTTCCATCTGTGTAGTTAATTGTTTGTGGAGTTATTGTAATACTTTGGCCCGGACTCAATGTAAATGAAGTCTGTGGAACTGATACAACTGGAATTCTAACTGTCTTTCTTGGAAGAGTGACAAGTTTATATTTCATATTCTGAGTTTCATCAGGTACAGCCTCTGTTATTGGCATACTTTCAAGTACAATCCCATAATAAGCATTTCCTAATGGATGATCAGGATTCCACAATGAATAATCTATTTCATCATCTGCAAGCGCAAAATAACTTACATTAAACTCATTACGTCCACGACTAAGTAGTTCCCTACCTTTTCGAGTTAATCATTTTGTTATCCAAAAGGCTTTTTATCCTCTTGTTCTTACAATTTATTTCTTGTAAGGTCGGCGTACATTTTCAACCAATTCATAAATCTGGTTGTCGGAGACTCTTGGAAGTTTTCTTGCTCTCTTATTGCTCAACTTCTACGCTCTACAAGGAATTTTGATTTAAACCCCTCTCGGTATTGCCATTTCAGGTTTCACCGATTTTCCCCAATTTTTACCCTATCATTACTGATTGGGGCGACATTAATCTATCGCATCTACAGTTATACTGGAATTTGATAAATATCCCATTTTTATTTGTCCTTTTATGTTTTATTTAAAATAATATTCTGTTTGAACTCTTTAACTTCTCTATCAAACAAATATTTAAACTCTTTATTATTGTGTATTTTTGAATGACATGACCTGCACACAAATATAAGATTATCAAAACTATCATTAGTTTTATTTTCATCTATGTGGTGTAAGCATAATATTTTAGTATCATCTTTACATTTAAAACACACTCCGCTCTGTTGTTCCCTTAAAATCTTCCTATACTCCTTATCATAGAACTTCTCTGAATATGGAATATCTTTATTGGGATTAAACTTATGATGATTCTCCCCAGACCTATTTCTAATTATTTCATTGGTATTTTTATTAAGCCCTTTACTCCAAGACACCGATTCTCCTGATGCAAATTTATCTAATTTTGTTTTAGAAGACTTAGTACCAACTCTTTTGTAAATATCCTCTAACTCTTCTTTTGATTTTATTTTAGTATAGTGGGTGTATGTTCCTTCTTTTGCTTGTCTTCTTTTAGTTTCTGTCATTTTAATAACCCGTCTGTCTCTTTCCTCAGTAGACATACTCTTCATAAATTTAGACCTTCTATCCCGTTCCTCCAAAGTAAAGATATGAGGATTCTCAGATAAACTCTTTTTAACAGATTTTGATAGTTTAGTGAGAGCATTTTTATACTCTTCTGAATTTTTATCATAAACTGTTTGCCAAGTGCCACCACCAGAATGTCCTCTTACATATTCGTTTACTTCGTAACCATTCACTTTTAGAGATTTACCACATCCACAAGCACATGTTGGAATCACTCCATCAAGTAAATATTTTATTGTGTAATCTGATTTAGTAATACCGTGTTCAGATTGAATGTGTTGTGTAAAAGCGCCTACTGAGTTGTGATCTTTTCCGCAAACTTTACAGATATAATCTGTTAATAAATTCTTTGCCATTATTTTAAAATTAAGTTGTTATTTCATAAATATCATCTTCTAATCGTTTTTCTAAGATTGGCAGACTCTTCTTTTATGGTATCTTTGTTTTGAGTTGATATTTCTGTTCTTGATGTATTAACATCTGGAAATTGATCTACCTGATCAAATATTATTTTCTCACTACCTTCTTCCAAGAACCTTACTGTTTTTATAGAGTATTGCTTTTGCATCCTTGATTGATTGTATTGGTATTCTGGTCTTAATTGCCCATCTACTTGTAATGTCATGGTTGTTTTAACCAATCTATCTTCACCGGGAACATTTACATTGTCGTGACTTACATCTTGTATGTTTGTTCTAAATGTATTTATGTCTCCCCATACATGATCATTTGTTGTTAAAATTGAATGTATGACTTGGTTCATCTGTTCCTGTAAATCTGTCCAAATTATTAAGTCATATGTTATTCTAACGTATTCAGGAAAGGCTACTAAATAATATTCTATTGAATCTTTTTTTAGATATTGGCCTGATACTCTATCATATTGCATTCCAAGGTTTTTATAAGGGAATAATTTATAGGTTGGACTTGAAATGTTACTCCTGTTCATCGGCAATCTATCATCATTTTGAACTGATGTTCTTCTAATGGAAATTAACGGTGCTAATACTTTCTTATCATCCCCTCTTAAATAACCATACTGTCTAATTTGAGACCATTTTTCTCCATTGGCAAACATTACTGGAACTTGTATGGTTGTATTAATATCATCTACTCGAACCTTTATGTTTTCTGTTAGATGATAATATATTGCGTAATCTATGTCAAATAAAGTTATTTTTGGAACTTTAACTAAATCATTATCTCTCCTCATAACCTTTGATCTGTCAGAGGGAGAAGATATGTTACCTTCCTGATATGGTCTTATTATTGGGTTCGACATAGTTTATAAATTTTTTGGAAATGTTTTTGATGATTTTGTTGTACTTATGCCTGACCTAATATCAACTAAATTTAATTGAGACATACGAGTTAAGTGGGTTTGTGCTATTATTGAAATATTGTATCCATGACTCCTGCTACTTCTACCTTCAACTTCTATTGGTAGAGTTTCATTATTCCTTCCCATCCAGTATTGTTGTTGATTTAGGTTGTCAACTTCATAATATTTACTATCGTATTTTATTATATCGCCCTCTTCAAGAAAAACATCATTATCTTTTAGATCATCTCTTAGGAACTTAAATTGAAGTGTTTGAGTTGAATCTATTCCAGTGTCTACATCATTGAAGGTTGCTGCATCTTTATTTACAAGACAAAATAACCTTACTGGATTGTAGTAAACCTTTTTGTTAGATTCATTATAAATGTTTATTTCCATCTCAGGCAAAGCAAGTTTATACAGAGCACATTCTATTGAAATGAACCTGTTTATTAATTCACGACTAAAATGCCGAACAAGTAAACGATCTCTCCCACTGGCGTATAATGGCATTATTATCCTTTTGACGCATATTTTCCAATATAACTGTCTACTTTTTTATATCTTTGAGTAAGTTCATTTCTAAACTTATTAATTTCGTCATTAGTTATAGGTTTATTTGGGTCTGATAAATAACTGCATAAAGACCCTAAATCTTTTATAGCCTGATATAGTCTATTGTCTATTTCATTTTTATTATCTTCTTCTTTCAGAATACCTTCAACCAGACTTCTAATCCTTGCCCTTAATTTAGTTTCTATGTTTTTTGACATTGTACTTGTTGGTTTTTTCACTTTTGATTCTCCTATTTTAACTTTTGTTGGAGCATTTGGTCTATCATAGTAAAATTCAGATGCTTCTGGTGTTAGTATGGCCTGACTAAATCCTTGTTTTTTTGCCTTTTGGTATATTACATCTAAATCTGGTCCTGTCATAAACTTTCTTTTACTTCCTTCGTCATATGACCAAGTATAATATCCAGAACCTTCTCTGTCTACATATAGTTTTTGCATTTTAATATCCTTTATATTTTATTATAAATATGATTGTTATTTTACAATCAAGTTACCTTCGATTACATTATTACCTACTTGTAATGTTTCTGGGGTTGTTATCCAAACGGTTACTACAGGACCACCATCAATTGTATTAGGTGAGTTTATATTAAAGTCTGGTCCTTCAAGTTTCGAACCTCTGAATCTGTGGTTGTTTGATGCAAAACATTCATTGTTTTGATAATTACCGCAATCTAAACTTCTGCTATAATACATTCCATAACTCATTGATACTGCTGTATACCATTGCTTTAAATAGTAACTTCCATATTGTCCTGATGATGAGTAATGATAAATGACCTTTTTATAGCAACAATTTGTTGTTGGATTTTCATAATAACTTTGTGTCTCTCCTTGACTACCGCTATATTCATTTACAATATCTAATAATCCACTTAAAGATGATGTAGAGTTAGTTCCAAAGTGACTCCAAATTGAACCTGTTATTACAGTTGGATTCTTTATTGATCCAGTTGTGTAAAGGTATCTTGATTGTAAAGTTAGATTTATAGATGCACTTGCTTGTAAATCTAAATACTCTCCACTACTTGTTGGTATTTGGTTTGGTATTGAAGTTTCCCATTGTGGATTTTCAATAGTTGGCCTCTTTGCAATTATTACTTTATTCCTGTGTAGTAATGGGTCTTCAATCAAAATACCAGAAATTAAGTCGGCTCTTCCGGGAACTAACTGTTTTATCTGTTCGAAGAATGTGTAGTCATACAATGCAAGTATTCTAATCAATGCATTAATGTCATTGTTCTTTGCATATTTTTGAAAATACTCATGTCTGAACCTTTTTAGTTCATCATACCCTTCTTTAAATTGATATTCGGGGTCTCCAATCCAAGAATCTAATTCAGCATAACCTGTGTGATTGTAAATTTCATTGTTTACATGATCATTTGGAGCAAATACAATTGCCAATCTATTCGAATCAAATCCGGCTTTATCAAAAGCACTTTTTTCAGCACGAGATACTGGACTTAAATCCCTTGCTAAAACTGAGTCTTCTAACCTTATCTTTTCAGACCTTAATGAATTTCCTCCAAGACTTGGAGTATAAATGTAAAAGGTTTCATTATCTGATGGATATTGTAATGACTCTGAATATGCTGAAAATCCTTTAAATGATGCTGTTGTATCAAAACTTGCCCTTCTATTTGGTTGACTACTTGATACCTGTGTATATACAGCATGATCCCATCTTTGCGTATCAATGCCAAGTGGGTAGTATTTGTGTAAAGTATAAAAACTTGATGTTTCTGTGTTTCCGTGATATGCACTTGGATTCAATACATGACTATCAAATATTGAACCTGATATTAATTCGAAATATTCTTTGTAGGCTTGTATGTTTCCTACAAACCTTGTACTTAATCCAGTACCTGTAGAACTTCCAGTTGTTCCACCAAGTATAACCATACTTGATGATGGTCTAAATGCAAGATATTGTCCCCATGCCCTGTAGAAGCCTCTGGATGCCGTAGGAGACGTTAAAACGATTGATGAGGTATGTGATAGCCTTCCATACAAACAATCGTTTACCTGAGACACTGAGAGCCTTACAGGGGCATTCATGTTCGAACCTGTTAGAGGTGCATCGACTCTAAGGTTTACTGTCCAAAAATCATTGTTGTAAAATGGTAAGTATGATGATGATGCTACAACATTACTAAATGCTGAACCACTGCTATCATAAGCCAGTGCGCTAAGTTTTAAATAACCATATTGGGCTGAACCTGAGTATGATTGGGAAAATGGAGATTTAGTTCTAATGTGAGCCAATTCAAGGTTCATATTAGTTTCACCAGAAATACCATCCTTAATAGCCCACAATGACATGGAAACAGATGATGATATTTCTGTTTTAAATCTAAATTCAATTGTATCTGTTACTCTTTCAATTCCATTCCACGAACCTGATGATATTGGAAGTGGTCTCCTTGGTATTTCTATATATTGACTTCCACTTACTTTTAAACTATAGTAATATCTATCTTCAATTAAAGTTGGTTTATCTGTAATTGGACTTGGGCCGCCATACTCTTTAATTCCAATCAAAGTTTGTGGAATTCCATATATTGACATCAATGCTTTAATTGACCTTGATGTTCCCTTTGTTTTTAGTAGATACGGAAGGTTATTTACAATCCTACGCCAAATCATATGAGTTTGGTCTTCATGTGACAATGAAAACATAGAACCTGTTGAAGCATATTGTCCTTGGTTATCAGTTCCAAGTTTGTATGTCCAAAGATCGGCTAACTGTCTTGTATTCTGTAATTCCCACCCAAAACTTGATGCTATTGAAGATAATAATCCATTACTAACTCCACGTTTTGGATGTTCTTCTTTTTCATGGATTTGAGGCATTGCATTGATGTATGAATACAATAAATCAAAGTGCTCTCCAATCATTTCTACAAATAACACATATTCACTGTTTCCCGGCTCCATATATATGTGCTCAGGAATTGACCAATATAATCTATTTGTATTTTGCTCATCAAATTTACTTGCTGATGATAGCAAGGTTTGATACCAAGTTTCTGTAATTGAAGAAGATACAGACCAATTTACCCATTGTCCGTTTATTAATCTCTTTGGCCACGGCTGTATTGATCCACTTATGTCATGGCTGAACAAACTTGCTGTTGGTTCATAATATGACCATCTCTCAAATGGAGTGAATTGTGTGGCTATCTGATCAATCCTTTTTTGATTTAGATCAATTGCACCAGATATAAAAATAGTATTGCTGGCTGTTGAATTCAACAGCACAGCGATTGATGAGGAGTATTCCTCAATCTTAGAAACTTTGTAGTGGAAATTTCTCAGCCTTTCTTCTGCTGATGAATAAAAGACAAAATTACCAAAGTCTGTGTAGTCTACATTTATCTTTACACCAGAACCTGATAACGACTGATCTATAATACGCTGAGATGTGTTCAGGTTTGCGTCTAAGAGATCATCCCAACTTTTGTAGGTCGTAGAGTTGGAAGAATATAAAGTCGTGTCTATGTCAAAATTTGGGCCTCTTAACTGATTTACATTTCCAGCAACTGTTGGATTTACTAAAATAACAGTATCAAGGTATGGATCAATTACTTCAAAGTCAAACCACGCCTGATCCTTATCTTGTATTTCATCAAAGATTGGCTGGTACAACTTTACATAAAAGGTTGCCTCTTCAACTTCATCAAACCAAATATTAACAACCTTTTGTATCTGGTTAAAACCGAAGTTTATTACAAGGTTATTTAATATATTATTATCAGTTAAGGTTTGTATATATGCCTTAAATGTTCCGTATTCAGATAGAACCTTTTTGTCTACTGATAATTTTAATTCAGTTCTATCTGGACTTATGTCCTTTACAAAAACCTTTTTATTATCAAGGTTTCCCCAAGCATTTTGAAAGCAATTAATGGCTACAATATATGAGCCTCTACTAATATTTGCCTCTGCAAATGTAGATCGAATATCTACAAGTAGACTATTGCTTACATCTTCAAGAAAAGTATATTTTGCATCATGGTTTCCAATTAGATAATCACCATAAAACGAATATACATGAAGTTCAGACCTTTGATTTTTTACAAGGTTTGGGTCTTGTGGGATTAATACTACATCATCAAGTACAAATAAATCTTTATCAGACCACAATTGTCCATATTGGATTTGTAGTTCTGATAAAATTTTCTGTTTATTGATATACCGCTCTAAACTCACTCATAACCTCTTATTTTGGATTCGCTTTCCAGATAGCATTTTTATCAAATGATTTAACAAATGACTTCTCGTTTCTTGGATTTAACAAGGCTGATACAAAATCCTGTCCATTTATTCTCTTAGAGCCTATTGCTTGCATTAAATCAATATACTCTATTTGATTTCTATCACAAAAATCTTTTACTGCTTTTGGATTTGTGCCAGTTAACTGAGCAATTTTATCTATTTGTAATTGCTCATTTCCTTCTTTGATTACTTTTTCAACAAGTATTCTAAGTCTTGATTTTTTCATATAACTTTCCTTTTTTATTAATATTTATCTGTATCTGTATAAATCGCCTGCACGAAGTGGTGGATTTGCATCGTTTACATTACCCCTTACACCTTTTGCGGGTGCATTCCATCCGGCTGGTTTGTATATGTCACCTGTAGTTGGGTCTACAAAAGCAAATACTGAACGACTACCTTTCCCACCATATGTAGTGGTTGTGATCTTAACCCACCTCTTTCCGGGTACTGCATCAAAAACACTTGGCTCTAAAGTATATCCCTGCTTTTCAAAGTGTTCTTTCTCTGCTTTATTCAGTTTTTCAACATAATCAGCGATTGCTTGTTTGTTATCGCCACTTTCTTTTAAAGTTGGTGGTTGAATTGATTCTTCTATTGGGGTTCCAATTGAATGGTAGTAGTCTTTAACTGCTTTAATAAACTTCTGTATTTTTGCAATTGCATCAGCAGAGTTTTTGGCTTTTGTCTTCCTGAATTTAACAGGAATTTGATCATAAACTTTGTAAGGATTTTTACTTTTTTCTGATAAGTCACTGGAAAATACTTCCATAACTCCATCAGTTGTTATTGTCATCTTAAAGTACTTACTGTTTTGAAATATCCCACTTGCCCATTTTTCCTTTGGCTCAAAACCAAACGTAGCATATAGTGTATCTGGACGGCCTAATGCCCCAACAGAACAATTTACTATTGGAAGATGAATATTAACCTTTAGTTCGGCTCCAAATTCCATTGCACCTTCTTTTGTAGGTTCGAACAACTGTACTCCGTTTTCAACTAAGAACTTTTCCATGATGAGCATTACTTTTGATTTAGATTTCATTTTTATTTCCTTACAAAGGTAGAATCTTTCTTTTAATTATAATTATCGTTAACAACCTATTAACTATTTAGTGCGGCTATTGCTGCTTCTGCTGCTGCTTGAGCAGCGTTTGCCTGTGCTATGGCTGCCTGACTTGCCGCTTCTGCTGCTTGTGCTTGTGCTTTTGCAGCATCTGCTGCCGCTTTATCTGCTGCTGCTTGAGCCTTAACTGTATCTATTTGCTGTTGTGCTGCTGCCGTTGCTGCACTTGCTATTGCTGCTCCTGATTTTACATTTGCATCCAACTGCTTTAATAACTCTGAGTTTGTTTTATCACTCATGTCCGCATTCCAAGCAGTTGATTTATCTGGTATTATATCAGTTGCCTCTTCTATCTGTTCACATTGTGATTCTGGAATTACTCTAACAGACAATAAAGTTATTCCACGTTGAGCCAACATTACTTCAAGTGTTTTGTAGTTTGGTATCTTTTTCTTCTTACCATCTTCTATTATCCAGTATTGATAATTTTCTTTTGGTTGTGGAAGGGAATCTTTATCAAAACATCTAAATATTGAACCTTCAATTAATGTAAATTTATCTGGTTCAATTACTTGAGGTGGAATAAAATATGAAAAGGTTGTATCAGTATAGTCCTTTAAGTTTTGATCAGTTACAAATACCTTTTTTGGTATGTAGTTTAAGTAAACCTTATCTTTGTTTGTTGGTAATTCATATGCGCCCGCTCCATTCCTCTTTGACAAGGTGTAATTCCTTGCATTTATACCATCCTGAGAAATAAAGTCATAAGTTTGGCCTTCAATAGGTATAACATATTGAAGTAGTTTGGCATTTGACGTAAATGCATCAAGATATGTTATGTCATTTATTATTGTTTTCAATTAACTTCCTCACAATAGTTCCAGTCTTTGAATTTCGGGTTTTTAGAACTAATACGAAGACTTAAAGTGGTATAGGGTATTTTTAATTGTGAGGATGCATCTTTTCTGGATGTATAAAATACTCCATTTATAACACAAGGTTTTCTATTTGGGTTATTTAGTGATATTTTAATCTTAGTTACTTCTTCCCTTTTTCGTTTAAACATATGACTATCCTCTCCACATCTTTTCCCTTTGCTGGCCTCACTTATCTTCTGTTTGGTTTTCTCTAAATGCCTTTTTCCAAATAAATAATGCTTTTCCCCACGAGTTTTTCCCTTCAAAGATTTACTTTGGTTTATTTTCGTTTCTACTGAGGAAGTTTTTCCAAAATTATGATTTTTTTCTCCTAACTGTGCTTCACTCATCTTTTTCTTAGTTTCTTCTGAATGGGTACATTCATTATCGCCACCAGTTCTTGTGTTGTAGCATTCTTCAAGATTAACCATTTCTAAGGTAACTACATCTCTTTCGTGATCAGAGGCTTCTTTACGGGTTGGATAATCTGCTATTATTTCTTTGGTAAAATTACTTTTTCCGTACTTTTTAATAGCCTTTATCATAGTTCGACCACTTCCTAAATAACCATCTTCAAGGTTATTTGTTGAGTGAATTCCGTAGTAGTATTTACCGTTTAAAGTATTAGTTGTTTTATAAAAACAATTGTGCTTCTTTTCCATATTACCCTCTTTGTATTCTAAATATGTAATTTTCATCTACTACTCTAATAGTATCGCCCCCATCAAAAATTGATTTAAAGACAACTTTATAGTACCGCTCCGGCATAAGTGAGGAGCAATCGAGTTGAAAATAGTTGCCCTGCGCATCACAGTTTATTTTTGTGCCTATATCGTCATAATATACGATAATTTCATCAGTTTCTGTATCTTGTATTTGAAAGTAGGAACCTGTTGGCAATCGCTTTGAAATTAAATAGTTGCTTGAGGTTGCGTAAGTTTGTTGTGGATAACGATCCCTAACTCCTATTCGAACCTTTGGCTTTTCCTGCTCTTTATATCCTTCTCTAAGGTTCTTTAAATACAAGACAAAATCATCGCTGCTAACCTCAGTAAATGAGCCTGTTCCTGATAAATCTGAATTGTCCCAAACTACTTCAAGTTTTGGTAAGAATATTGTATGACTTTCAACACTAAAGAATTTAATGCTTCCAAAAACAGAAGTATCTTGTTCAATGTTGTCACTCAGTTTTACCATGAATCCATTATTCTGAATTGAACCTGATAACCATCTTTTTACAATATCGGTTACATCCATTCTAACATCTGGCAATTCATGGTTGAAACTTTGACTGCAAACTGAACTGGTATACCAATTTCCTCCACCGGGAATAGTTCCAAATGATCCTGTAGATGTTGAATTATAAGAACTTGTTGACCAAATTTTTGTATCCAGTTTAGAATCTCTATATTTCCAACTCACTCCATCTGTTATAATTGGGTTGTTATTAAAGAACCCTCTTCCATTTGACCATGAACCTGATACTGGATAAGCATATAATGTATAATTTACAGGTAACGCAATGGCTTCTGTTGCTCTTAAATTAAGATAGAACCTTGCATTAGAATTTATTTTTCCACTTACTACTGATGATGATATGTCAGTTAAATCAAATTGAATCAATACCCTACTATTATATGTTGCAGCATAATAAACAGTACTGTCCCCTTCTAATGATGGAGAGCCTACTGCTTCTTTGCTAATCTCAAGTATTTGATCAACTCCTGTGTTCTGTTCATTTGCTTGAGAATACAAGGTTGAATCTTTTAGTGGGTATATTGTTTTGTACATTACTGATTATCCATGTATTTTTCTACTTTTTTATATACTTCAATTGCCTTATCTCTTGGAAGGTTTATCCTGATTACTTTTATCTCTTCATCTGGTTGTATTACTGCGTAAGCCAATTGTCTGTGGTGTCCATCAATTATATAATTATCCGAAGAAATTACAATTAAGGGAAGGTTCGCTCCTTTGGTTATATCTCTTATAATAGACATAACCTTTTTCTTATTTACCTGCTTTTGAGAATGCTTTAATTGCTTTGGTAAAACAGTATCTATTTGAACAGGTATTTTTGCTTTCTTTAATATTGTAAATGCATCAACTAAATCAGAACCTTTTATCTGTGGCATGTCACTTCTATCATAAATGCTTTCTAAAATATCTTTTAATTTCATATAGTACCCTCTTCAATAAAATAAGTAAACATATCCCAAGAATCGTTTGTTAGTGCTGATGACTTATCTAAATTATCTTCCCAAGGAATGAACCTTAAATTCTTTATATTTGCAATTATGTGTGGGTCTATATTATTCTTAAAACCCTGTCTAATTGAATATATGTGATCTAATTGATATGCTCCTACCTTACCTGACTTACCCCTGTATTTATAATTTTCTAATAAATGTACTGGCTGTCGGTTTGTTTCCTTCTTTACTATCCTATTGTATTCTTTGTATGTCATATTTCTACTGCTCGAATCAAAATATCACGTTTAGGAAAAGGGATTCTAAATAAACTTGGATCAAGACTTGGATATAATATATCCCCTCTTGTTGCTGTTTTTAAATCATACTGGTTTCCACTATATCCTGAATTCTGATCTACTTTATTTATAAATTCTATTTTTTGTATTGATTGTACTCCATCTACTTTATCCAATTCATTTCTAATTGAAGATAAAAGTATTGGTTGGTTTATTTGTAGTTTTTCTGGCTTAAATAGTTCAATTAACTTTTCACTACATTTTAATAGAACCTCGTTGCTATTTTCATTTGGCCTAACAATTACGTCCACATTAATTCCCAAATCTATCAAAAATGGGTCTTTGATGTTTATTGCATCAGTCATAAGCCTATACTGCTTTAAATACTGCCTCAAGTTCTCTTTAATTGCTTCATTTGCTGGGATTGGGTTTCCAAGACTATCAGCAGCAAGGATGTAAAGGTTCAACGCAAATGGATTTGGTGTTCTCTCTTCGTTCCACTGTCCTAATTGAAAATCCTGTTCAACGTATGCCTTTGATATTCCGCCATATTTAGCAGGCATCGCAAAACATCTAAGTATATAATCTTCCTTAGTAACTGCCCTGTTTTGTGCAGCAAAGTTTGCCATTGCTTCCTGACGAATGTTATCCAGAGCCTTTCTATTTTGTCCGCCGAATGCTGGATAAGGATTATTTATTGACAACGAATTCTTTATGGTTTGAAGAACTGTAGAATCTGTTGAATCAATTGGGTCAATTATTTCGCTGGTTGTAATATCATTTATAGTGTTCGATGAAACATTATCTACAATACCATTTGCTACTGCATATTGAACTGTTAATATTGTATTGGCTGGAACACTCCCATATGTTCTTGTATATAAGAAGTTCATTGGATCAATGCTCACATCTACAACCCTTTCAAAATAATTAAGCCCTAATCCTACATTCATTGGATTTGGAACTATTTCCTCATCTGCTTCACTACTCAATCCTGAACCAAATTGTATTTCAGTAAAATCATCTTTCCTTAACCTTGATACGAACCTTCTTTCTGTTTGTTTATAGCAAAGTATATATGGAACTGAACTTCTATACTGGCTTAGTTTTGGATCGTTATATGGAAGGTTTCTAACTGATATTGGGACTAAATCTTGTGCCAAATACGGTACTTCATACCAAGTATTATTATCACTATCTGTAACCTTTACAACTTCTGTTACATTATCTTCATCCAGTACAATTTTATCGTAAATTTTTGGATCAGAGAATTGGAATGTTTTGGTTTTTAATTCACCACTAACTGCTCGAACCTTTTTCTTCAATAGATAATACTCTATTGCTCCATCACCAGTCACAGAATAAACTGTAATTGTAGTTGGATCAAAACTTGAACTGAATCTGAAATCTATTGCATCTTTAGTGTAAAATGGAACTGCATCTTTATCAGATGTAGCCACTTGCATATTCTCCTTTATATAGAGACCATACCTAAAATCTGGTTTTGTATTTGTACCAGAGCCAACTGATGGAACCAATTGAAACACATCTAAATCTACTGATGCCGGGACGACTGTTTTTGCCTTATATCCCATCCCCTGAGAAAGGTTGTATAGATTTATTCTCTCTTCTACATTTGATAGTAGAGATTCTTGCAGATTTACGTCAGCAAAGAAGGCTAATGCATCGCCAACATAAGAAGCCATCTCGATCATCATCGTTCCCGGAGAAGCCTCATTAAAATCTGAAACTGTATTAGGAAAATATTGCTTTGCATGATTTATCAAAGCAATACGAAATTCTGCGAAATCCTTATTTACATAACTTACGTTTCTTTTATATCTACTATTAAGCATTGCCATGACTATACTCTCCCTTCTTTATTTTAAGTCTAACCACATCCACGCTAACCCCCAATTCTACTGATAACTCTTTTATAGTACCATAAACTCGTCCAGTTACATGGTCTATAACTTTTTTAGCATTTGGGTTTTTAGAACCTGATTTATCCCACCTACCTACATTAGTGTAGTCTTTTTTTAATCCCTTTAAGTGGTCGGTATTTTCTAACTTTCGTCCCCTTAGAGTATTTCCTATTTTTACTCCTGCGCACTTTTTGCATACACAACTTAAATTATGACTATCTAATACACTGCTCCTTGTTGTGTAGTACATCACTGTGTTACAATTTGGGCAGTGTCTTGAAAATTTTTTATTATTAGTTTCTGAAACCCTACTAACTCCGTCAGGTAGTGGCCACCTTTTTAACGAGATTACTCTATTTATTTCTTTTATTTTCATCCTTCTATCCTCAGATACTGTGTATTTTTTACCGTAGTTTGGATTTCCACTACCTTTCATTCTTTCAGAGTGTTTTTTGTTTTGTTGCTCACTGTGTATTCTGTTAGATTGTATGCTACTTATTTTATTTTTAACTTCCTCAGTATGTTTTTTACCATACATAGGGTTTCCCTCACCAATCATAGCATCCTTTGTATATTCATTGGCTGATTTCCAGAAATCTAATAAATAAGTTTCAATATTCTCTCCAAAAAGCCTTTTCAAGGTTCTTCTTGCGACTCTTCTTATTAAGTTCCCAGATGAAATATTATACTTATACTCGTTTGATTTTCTATCAAAACACTCAGCAAGTATAATATGTGCTTTAAAATGGTCTTCGGGTGTAAGTATGATAAAATTATCTGACTCATTACTCCCGCCCATGAAGACTGGGAGTATGTGATGCTTGTGTTTGGCATACGACTCTATGTCCTTTTGCCTGCACTCAAGCAAAAAGTCTTCATAAGGCTTTAGCCTATCAACATCATAACCGTTTTTTTGAAAATGCACTAACAAGGTACTTCCTCCAATTTCCATATTAATTTCCTTATAAATATCGGAATTTTAATATTGAACTGACCTTCTATCTGTTTTCGGTTTCTTGGTCTTGGAAGGTAGTTGTATTTATTTTCCTTTGCTTCAACTAAAGGTTCACTACACTCAAATTCAAAATTAAATAATTCTCTATATTCTATTTTTGGTTTTTTGACTGATGTATGAAAGTACTTCTGTGGTTCGAACCTTTGTTGGGGAATTCCAAATAAAGTAGCCTTTATTTTTGTCATGTTATACTATAACTTATTCTGCCACCTTTTTGAAAGAAGGCAATTGTTTTATTTGCACCAGACTCCGTAACTGAAAACGTTATAACGATTTGCAAGGCATTTTCTGGATCACCATTTAATCCGGGAACATCTGCTTTTGGTCTTACATCAATGTCATGGTTTACAATATATGGTAGCCAAAATCCTGCTTGTCTATATATTTCTGATTCAAGTTCTAACCTTAATGAATCTACATTTTGCTCAAATAGATAGAATTGAATTCCAATTCCGAATTCTGGCTGCATGTACCTTTCACCCCTCTTAGTTAAGAGTAAATTAATGTAATTACTTATAGCCTGTTCTTCGGTTGTCCTTGACATAGCAAAAAAACCGTCTGATGCACGATCAGAACGGCCATTCATAGGTAAAAGAACTCCTAAAGTTCCATTTGCATCATCTTCTGGGTAGTATTTAACTGGCATTATGATACTCCATCTAACCAACTCATGTCTTCTTCATCACTACCTTCCATTGCCGCCAAAAAATTAGACCTTAATCTTGATTTTTCAACTGGTGCTTGAGTTTGGTTCTGCCCTTGGGCTTTATTTGATTTGAACATTCCAGAGTAGTCTCTATTCATTGCTTCCAGTACATGGTTTGCATTTCCTGCTGATGCCATTGGTCTGCCAGATGCATCTGTTGGAAGATTTATTCCAGCCTCAATGATTTCATTCATCATTGGGTCTTCGTCTTCTTTTGGTATTGGAGCACACTCCATTAAAATTGAGTTAAGTACTGGGTCTTTACTCAATGGTCTTTGTTGTGGTCTACTTACATGGAATTGGTTTCTGAAATTCTTTTGAACCTCAACCAATTTATTTGTTGACTTAGCCTCAACAGGACGTTGTTGAAGTCTTGACTGAGAGATTGATCCCTCTGTTAAAAGTTGTTTTCTGAAAATATTTAATTCTTTCCTAACAACCTTTGTTATAATTTCAACTAAAATAGTTGCTTCTTTTTGGGTCATAGCCCATTCTCCTTATTTTATTTTCATGCGTTGATTTACAATCTCAACATACTTTCCGTCTGGTTGAAGTTGGCAGAACGTTGCCCAGTAGTTTCCTCTCCGATACAGTCTTTGAGTAGCAATGGTATCTAATGCCCACCTTTTAATGTCATCAAAAGTTCCACCATCTCCTGCCTTTAAAAACTCTTGCTTAAACTGGTCAGAGTCTTCGTAAAAAGATATTCTAATTGTTCCAGTGATGTCTGCGGATTCAAGTTCTAAGAAATGCATATAGTTTCTGTTTAAGTGAATGATACACCAAAGGTAAATACTATTTTGGTTTGCACAAGTTCATTAACAATTTAATAACATTATGGCATTTTAAACTTTTGAAAATCAGATGCTTGTAGTTGTACATATTGTGCTACTGATGTTGCTGTTGCTGTTGGTCCGGCTGCGGTTGAATACTGGGACTGTCCTTGAGCAAGTTTAACATCTTCACCTAACCATTTTTTCAACCAATCCATCAGGTCATCAAGATCAACTTTGTATTTTTCAGTTTGTAACATTATTTTCTTCCCTGTTAATATAACCTTTTCTTTTCCTATTAGAAATAGACTATCATCATTTGCATTTATTACAACACGTTTTGAATTTACAACTATTTGAGCAATTGATTTTTGTCCTAATTGTTTAACATCACTATTCTTATCAAAACCACCTTTTAATTTTGGTAAACTTTGTTGTGAAGTTAAATAAATACTTGACTCATCTTTACTTATATCTTCAATTTCATACTTCGTTCCATCGCCCTTTTGCTTTGCAACCCTAAGCAACATAATTGGATCAGTATTTTTAGTACCTTTCCAAGTTGGTTTCTTTGAATATACACTATCATCACCAAGTATCGTTGAACCTAACCTTATACTACTTCCGGTTCTACTCTCAAACAAATCATCGCCCTCGAAAGGTTGTAATCTGTCTAATGGAGTAGGGTCTTTTGGCCACGAATATCCGGGAGTTTCTTTATCAGAATTACGTTCTGCGCCTCCATTACTGACAGATGCTTTTCGTTTCCATAGTCTTGGAAATTGATGACTTACAATATCATCAGTACCATTTACAGGACTGAAATATAAAAATCCAGAATCTTTAACCTTTGATGTTGACCAATCATTTACAGGACCAGTGATGACGTAAACAAGTTCCCCAATGTGTGGAATACGTCTATTGAATACAGCAGGTCTACAGAAAATATTTCTTACTTGGCCAAGATTCGAGTCATGTGAGCCTATTCTTATTTGTATAGAGCCAAGTGGCAACGGATCACCTGTATCTGGGTCTTTTTGATTTGGTTTAAACGCATATTTTGTTTCTACTACCTCACAAATAACCATTAACCTTCTCCTGCTGAACTGCCCGGAATATTTTTAGCCTGCTTTACTGACTCCATCAACATCTTTCTTTCATCTGCTGAAATTAATGAATCATCAAGTCCAGTATCTTTTGCTTTTACAGTTTGTGCTCTCTGTACAATAGCAGCCATTTTAACGAGCATGTCGTCGTTTGCAATGGCTGCCTTCTGCATATCAACCAATATTGGCATCATCACTACCATGTCACTAAGTGTCTTTGTTAATGACATTATTCTCTGTGCTGTTGCTGTTATGTTTGCATTCTTCTCTTCTGAGTTTACATAAATTTTCTTTAATACATCTTCAAAAGATACCTCTTCTCCATTATCAAGGGTAAATAAGGGAGTTGAATTCTTCTGTGATTTCATTGTGGATTTCATCCGGTTCCTCTTCGTTTGGACAGTGTATCAAGTAATTGTCCCAATTAACTACACCATTCTTTTGATATTCTGCATACATTGCTTTTTGTAGAGGCTTCATAACTTTGATTACATCTGTAATGTATTGAGTTTTAACATCTACCTGTTCTCTAACCATTATGTATAGAGCCTTTTTATTATAAATATCCAGACTTTTTACATTTTTAAACAAATTGAATATTGCCTCTGCGATTTGTTTTTCTCTATTTGTCAAAAATAAATGGTCTAAATGAGATATACCCCACTCAGACCATTTATAGCAAAAGTCTTCTAAATCTTCTAAATGTTCACTATTTGTGACTTCATTAATCACATTCCTTTTTAGGTCTATTTCCTCAATATCCCCTTTAAATTGTCTTTCCTCTTTTATCTTTTTCATTTCTGCCCATATCCAGTTTATAGATATGCGATTGAAATAAGAAAAGGCTGAACCTTTGGATAGATTATACTTTTCTAATCTTGAGTGTAGGTGTATTACACACTCATGCTTCTTATCTTCGTATGTGTTGTATCCATGCTCGTGGAATTTTTTAGCATAAATTTGATTTTCTGCTAATTTATTTAGTGCTGGATAAATTACATTTGTAAAAACTCTCTCTCTATGGGTTGGATTATCAGATGTATTATACTCTACAATCGCCTCTTCGACATGCTGCCCGAAGTACATAATGTTATTATTGTTGTTTTTCAGAACCTTCCTCCTCTTCTGTTTCGACAAGCCTTAACTTCTCTTTTACGTTTTCAATAGCCGCCATTATGACTCGAAAAGCAAATCCAACTTCATCATCTGAACTGAAACTGCCTCTCTTATCAATTCGAACAAGTTCTTGGTAAGTCTGTGTGAATAATTCCAGAAAGTATTTGTGATACTTAATGGCCTCGTCTTCTACTGATCCAATCTTATTACTATAAATTTGAATCGTTTCTTCAAACATATCATTTTGAGCAATTAAATTTCTTATTACAACTGCTGCCCCTATTAAAAGACTTATCAAAATGAATATGATTATTATTAATACTGTTGTCATTTATTTTTTCCTATTCATATTGCATCTGGGAATAATTTTGAAAAAGTGCTTAAAAGATTACTATTACTTCCACTTGGTTGAGTTTTTACATCTACTTGAGGTTTAGCCTTTACTGTTGAAGTATTAAAATCAAACTTTCCTGTAGATGTTGCCCAACGTTCAAATTCGAACCTTGCTGCCATTAAATCTGCATGATGTAGTATTAACCCCATTGTGTTTTTTAATTTCTTGTCAAGGTCATATGATACTAAATATGGTTTATTTGTATCATTGTACATACCATCTGTCAATTGGATGCCATACATTTCATTTTCTGAGTATTGTATTCCATAATGTTGCAACATGAAAAAGGTTCTATCAGTACTTTCCATGTATGCTAACTTTGGATTTGTAGCATATACTTTACCTTTACCCCTTGACCAAGATTCTTTATTAGTTATATAAAATTCTCTTCCTTCGCCCGGCATACCTAATTTACCTAAATCGTGCTTTAAGGCTGCAAATGATAGTTCTTCAACTGTAAAATTATCAACAATCATTCCAGAACCTTTCCAAAGGTCGTAATGTTTTATTGTATTATTATACACTCTCAATACATGATCAATATATCCACCCGGTATAGCGTTATGAAAGTAATCAAAACTTGATGCAGGAGCAGTTACAATTCTCTCCTCAAGTTCATCATACATCCTATTCATTGAATTTTTACGACTTGGAGAAATTTCATTTATAATTTCTCTAAATGTGTTCCAATTAGATTGGATTTGTTTTGCTGATAAAACGAATTCTGACATTGTTATTTTGTTTTAAATTGTCCAGCCATCTACTGGGATTAGTGTGTTGTAAGATTCCATGTGAATTTCTGCACAGGGATTTGATATTTTATGTTCGATTGTTAATTTATGATTCATTTCGTCAATAATGGACTTATACTCATCATCTGTTATCTGAAATGCATCTCTTAAAGATAAACTTAATCCACACGCTTCTCTCCATTCATAACCATCATCAGATTTAATGGCTCTGTATTCGAGAAATTTTATTGTGTCTAAAATTAATTCTTTTGTTAGCATGTTTATAACGTTTTTGTTTCTATTCCAAGTAGTTGAAGTTCTGATATTGGTAATAAAGTACCTTCACTTAACTTCCAATACTCATCAACGAACCTTTGCATGAATGATTTAAAAGATTTTGGACTTAAAAGGAAGTTCTTCATGGTATCATGTAACTTTGCCCTTGAGTACATTACTTTTGATTGACTATTTACATGAACCTCATTCTCTAAGAAGAGGTGTATGAAATCAAAGTGTATAATGCCTCTAAAAGCGATAAGGATTGGCTGTGTGACATCTTTAAGGTAATCAGCGAACAACCCGGCATCTTTAGAGCAAACATTGCCACAAACCAAATAAATGGGTAATTCATAGTCATCTGGTTTATTCATTAAAACTTCCCGAACCTTTGATGACATTGAAAATAATGTTTGAGGTTCAGACATATCAATCTCAAGCATTGATTCTACTTGTTCTGGATATGGATTAATGAATACAGTTTTATCACCAGTTACTGTTCTCTTATCTTCATCGTATAAACTAAATGGCTTCATTTTATTTTCCGCAAGGTACAATATGTTTTCATATTTACCAAATTTATCTGTTATTTTTTTTCCATGCTTCTAATTCTTGATGAGACATCATCTTAATTTCCGAATCACTTAGAATTTTTTTTTACTTAAACTCTCTGATAGATGTTTTTCTAAATCTTCTGTGAGTGTTCTATCTACTACTTTTCTCTTTCTTGGCTTCTTTTCTTGAACTGGAATCTTAACTTCATTTGGAAGTGTTTCTATTACTGATTCAATTGGTTTTGGCTCTTCTGAAAAATGATCTGGTTCTAAACCTTCTATTTCAATATTGAAAGTTTTAGGATAATCCATTTCAGTTTCATCAGGTATTTTCTTTTCCCTTTTCTTTCTAACTTTTTTTACAGGAAGTACCACCTCTTCAACCATTGGAGGAATAGGCTCTTCCTCCACTTCAACAACTGGTTCTTTTACCTTCTCTTTAACCTTTTCCTCAATATTACCAAAGGCAAATAAAGCAGTCAATATTAAAGCAATTGAAAGTGGTTGGAATACAATCATTATTATTAACATAAACCAATTAACTACAGTAATCATAGATAGTCCTGTTGCTTCTGATGTATGTTTCAATGCACCAAGTTCTACCGAAACTTCATTACTGGCTTGAATTTCAATTATCTTTAAATCATATGTTGAAATGGAATCATTAAGATTGTCTATCTTCTTTGATAGATCAGTACTAATTGCTGTGGAGTTATTTAGTTCTGATTGAACTCCTTTTTTTGAAGTAGATTGTATTTGAGTTAATACATTACCTCTTTTATCTACTGTTTGATATTGGTTATCTGTAGATAATGATTTTCTTAAATTGGAAATAGAACTGTTAACTTCTTCTCTCTCTTTTTTGTAATCATTTAATTGAACCTCAAACCTTTCTTTCTTTTTCTTAACTAATTCGATCCTCGATTCAACTATTTTGTCTTTATTGTATGTCATCTGATAACCATCAGATAAAAATCCATAAATTCCAATAGATGTAATTACAGATAACACAATAACTGCTGAACAAAGATAACCTCTTAGTAATTTTGGAAGTTTATCCCAATATATTTTCAAAGCAGATGCAGTAACTATATTTCCAAGTTCCAATGAAAATGCCATAAAGGTAGCACCTAACTGATGTCCTGCAAAAATTCTACCAATTCCGTAAATTGAATAGAATGATCCAATTACAGAAACAAATAATGCTGAAATTAAAATTATATATGGGAAAATTACCTTTAGTCTATTCATAGATATAGTTTGGGCATTAACTTAAAGTTATTTTTAAACTTTTAAGTTTTAGATTTGTTTAATTAATTACTTTAATAACTCAAGCAGTGCCTGCTTTCGTGGACGAAATTAAAAATTTCGATCCGTTGTATTAATTAAATACTTAATATTATTATTATATAATGCAAAGTTACAAGAAAAAATTAACATATGCAATAGGTAGGGCTTAAAAAATGAGTTAACGATATGTTAAACATTAAAAAACTGCCCAATTTTAGGTATAAAATACAAAAACCATCCACATAATTAAACATGGATGGTTCTTTTTTTGATGATTTGGTATCAAAGACCTAATCTGTATTTTTGGAAAAAGACCGCTTTTGCTGTTTGACAAGTCTCAATGATCCTGTCCAATTCGGCTAAAGTGCATTCAAACTCCTTTTCTCCTATCAGGAGTTTACCGGCTTTTGTGTCTTGTTTTCTTGCCTCAAGAACTGCTTGAGATACTTGGTTTACTTCAAAATCAATGGTTCCGAAATACGATCCAAACTTTTGTACTTTTTTTTGATCTATTGCATGTCGTTGATTAACGCTCATATTGAAAATATTTAGTCATTATAACTGCCAATATGGACAGTCAACTTGTAAATATCTTCTAATAATGTATAATCTAATGTAAACCTAACATCTTTAGGTAAATGTAAAAACAATTCCTCAAAAGGATAATCTAAAAACCATTCATTTCCATCCATATTTCTCGCTAAAATGAAAATAACTGCTGTTTTTGTAGTAGAAATTGCGTGATTTAAAGTTTTGTTAAAATATTCCCATTTATCAAAACCATGAATTTCATTTAAGGTTCCAATGCAAATTGTATAGTCAGTGACTATGTTTGAATTGAAAAAATCTCCATGAATTAAATTAATATCAGGAGATTTTTGTTTGCCTACTGATATTAAACTTCCTTTAGTTTCAAATCCAAAATATTGAACATCTTTTGAATAAGGTAGTGATCTATAAAAATCACCTCTACCTGCTCCAAAGTCTTTAATAGAGTAATTTGAATAAGGCAAACCTTTTAGAACCCAATCATAAATCTGCTTTTGCATTTCAAGGTCTGGATAACCAACAACCTCTGGATCATTCATTAGATAGTCCGGCAACTGTAACTGATTATTTATATTGTCAACTGGTAATGCTTCATCTAATCCATCATCTTCATAAGGTTCATTATTTTCGATAGTTAAACCATCTGTAGTTAGTTTAGTATAATACTTTACCTTTTCACTTGATTTAACCATTTCTTTTGTATCTTGTAATAAATCTTCTAATTTCATTTCTTATTTAATTTTTCAGATAATTCAATTAATATATAACAAGGCTTTTCAATGTCATCAGTCAAGTTTTCCATTAAATGACCTCGTTCTAATTGAACATTGTAAAATGTTATCCCTTTCCGTTTCCATTTTCTCACTATTTGGCCCACTTCTTTGCTTCCTCTGTTGAAAACAAGAGCCGTCATATTTACTTTTAACATATTATTTTTATTTTTAAAGTGATAGTATCATGTCCAGAACAAGTGGTTGGGGACTCAAATCCCACTTCTCATAGTTGCCCCATTTGTTCTTAGGTGATACATTTGTATGACAAAATAACCCTTTAACCTTTCCATCCCTAATAGCAGGATCAAAATCAAATGCAGTGAAAGGGTCTTTTGAATTTTTTATTCTTTCTTTTAGTCCTTTGGTAACATCAATCCCTGTTTCATTGGCAATTTTAAGGATTAAGAACTTCATTGAGTGTATTTGATTTTCAGAGTACTTGTGATAGTATCTAAAACCCCTAAAATCCCGCTTTAAATCAACGATCTCCTTTGGGTTGACTATAACTCCCTTTCTAACTACATTGCCCTTAGAATCAAGAATAGGATATGTTCTAAAATAGTTACCATCTTTTACCAGCCAACCAAAGTTACAAAGTTCAATTCCTATACTTGCCCTGTGTACAACTGTATTTCCAATCCCAATGTGCCAACCATAATTTTTATATGAAGGCATACATTGTACAATTTCACCATCATACTTTCCATCTAATGTTTGTATGTTTACTCCACCAATTACATACTCAGTTCCTACTTTACCTCTTGAATCTGTTTCCCAGTCATTTACAACTCCTAAAGGATTATTCCATCCGGCTGTGTGGTGAAGAAACAACCAATGCTTAGTTTCTTCTGTAGTGAAATATTCATCAGATTTTAATAAATACTTTTTAATAATATAGGTATTTTCCCTTAAATCACTTGAAATAAAACCATCAGTTCCTTCTTTATATAATAATTCTTTTGTTGTATTATCTACAACACCTGATACTGGTAAATTATTTTTCAATTGATAGTTCCTTACAGCAGCCTCTGTGAATTCATCATACTGTCCTGTTTGAGGAAGTTTAAGAGTTTCTTGTACTTTCTTTATTTCTTCTATATTCATATTAAATATTTTATATTTCGAACCTTGAAAAGTTGTTTGCTTACATTACTGGTTGGCTCTAATATTCCTTCAAATACAAAAGGAATATTAGGTTTCTTTTTCATCCGGGAATATGCTTGAGCAGTTTTATGTAAACTTATGCCGTTACCTATTTTATCCATGCTACCATCTTTAGAAGCAAGATAAACACCATCTGATTCCAATCCCACAATAACAGCATCTTGATTATAATTACGTGCAACACCAACACAAAATTTAACAAAATCTTCCCTCTTCATTTCAGTTGGCTTTGTAAATAATACACTTTCTTCAATAGAATGGGTTAGTTGTTCCGGCGTGGCATCTCTATAATCAATTCCATCAGGTGCTTCTTGCCAGTGACCTATTAATTGATACCCACCCATTTTTTGTGAGTTTAGAGAACCTAACATCTCTCTATTTAATGCTCTATTTTGTTGTAATGTATTAGAATATCTAAATGCAGTGGCTATGCAAAAGTCCTTGCCCTTTGCCATAGACAATAACCTTGATAGTCCAGCCTCTGATATTTGCCCAACTCTACCAACCGTTATTTCATCATATATTTGTTTTAGTTTCAAAATTCATACCTCTTTTATTTTAAATTTACTATATAAATATCATTTTTATTTTTGTTATGGTAAAGACTGAAATAAGGCTCCGCTCCAAGGTGCTGTTAATCCGGGAACAACACTTGATACATATTGTCCTGTTAAAGTAATAATGTGAGTCCTAAAACAGGTAATCATCATATTCAACAAAATATTGAAGTCAAAGTTTTGAACAACTGGAATTCCTACCCAAGTTCCCGGACTAATTATAGTTACAACACCTGTTGGTCCTGTTATGACTAAGCCCGTCCAATACGATTGTATGAACGGGCCAATTTGATTTAGTATATGAACCTCTGATTGTGAGGCAAGGTTTGCATTACATTGAGTTAATATCTGTTGGTTTAATATTGGAAATTTTGGGATATTATTAATCAATTTACCACCACCTGACATTGTATCAAAATGCAGAGATACTGCCTGATGGTAAGCATCAGAAATAGTTTGGGCGAACTGTGGCACAGATATATGTTGTTGCCCAGTCAACACCATGCATTTTGTTTTAAATAGACTCCAAGACAACCGAGATCAACTCCCCAATAAATTCAAGTATAACAATAAACCAACATTTATCTTTTTTCATTGATTTTCTATTTTTAATATTTCGCCAAAATTTCCAATTGAAGTATTTTCCCCGAATCTATTCTTTATCACCTGATATGTAAGACCATCTTTCTTTACAAGAATAATAATATGTGATCTATGAATTATATCAAAATCTTTAACAAGATGTCTCCAATTATTACTACCTTTTGGAAGGTCATTTTCATTTAATAGTAAAATGTTCATTGTTTAATTCGTTTAAAAATCTTTACGGTTTGGATCGGCAACAGACACAACATCTAATTGAACCTCTTGCTTTAATGTTTCATTAAAATGTTTTCCACCTTTAACAAATGTTTGTCCTGAGTAATGACAATTATCACACATTGCTCCATCAGTAACTTCTGCTTGATCAAATAGTTGACAATTGGTAACACTTGATCTTTTGTTTACTCGTGCTCCAATGAATAGTTTAGATTTAATTACTATTGATTGACCATTAACACGAGAGCCATTATATAAAAATGAATCTGTAACAGTTGAACCTTCGGATACGTCTGAATTGTCTCCAATAAATGAATAATTCACAACTGATGATCCAAATATTCTGGCTTTTCCAGATACTGTGGAATTTTTAACAGTAGAATTATCGCAAACTTTAGCCGATCCCATTATAACACTATTAACTAATCTTGCATTTTCAAAAACACAAGCAGTGTTAAATACCCAACTGTTATCATCTTGAGGAAGATTACTTTCTGATTGAATGTAACCACCAATCTCACCCTCCTTTATAGTAATAATTTTGTCAACATAGTCGTTACTTTCGGAGCCTTTAATAATTACATCAAAAGTTTTTAAAGCATAAATTTTATATACTTTTAATGGCAATCTTTTAGTTCCATTAATTTGTATATACTGAGATTTCAATATCGTGTATTTCATAATTTGGTTTTTGGTTAAATTAAATTGGTCTTATAGAAATAGTTACATCTCTATAAGACCTTATTTTATACCCCTTGACAGAGGTAATTCGCTGCCTTACAAGCAATCTGGACATCAGTCCAATCGTTGCCTACCTTAACCATATCACCAATGTCTGATTTTACAGGATAGTTTCGGTTATATGGAATCTTTGCTAAACATTGGTAGCCAGCAGATGTTGCCCATCCTTTTGTTGCTGGAATCAATGGCTTAGAAAGAGTTTCTGCAATGTTGTTGTAGTCCAATTCGATGATGATGTCATCACGAGTGAACACATTTTTTTCAACAAGATACTCAGCAAGTGCCATAGATAATTCACACTCCTTCCACAATTTCAAAAACACATCCGGCTTACCGTCTGACTTTCTGAAACTTGGAACTGTTTCTTTTGTGTAAACAAAGTGAACACCTTGCTTTCCATACCTGAACGCAACAACACTGAAATAGTGAATATTTCCTGCCAACGAAATGGAGTCAGTTCCTACAAACACCTTCAAATCGTTGTGTGCTACTTTCTGCTCTATGCAGTGTTGTAGCAGGTCAATTGGGATTTTGTTGTGTTTAAAGATTCTTTTTTCCATTTTAAAATTGTTTAAGTGCTAATTTTCATTTCCCATTTCTTCAATCTCTTCTTGTGTTGTTTCTTCAATCTCTCCTGACTCAAAATCGTACTGAGGTTCGGTCATTAGAAATTTATGTATTTTGTTCATCAACTTCCTGTGTGGCATTTTAACTATTAATTGTTCACCAGAAAGTAGTAATAGTATTGACATGTTTTGGTCGTCTGGATATTCAAGTATCCTAAAAGAATCCATTACATCTTCCCTCTTAATCCATTCCCATAAAACCACACCGGGTTCTACCTTTTCGTTTTCCCCAATCTCTTGAACAGTCGCCCCAACAGATTTGGCTATATCTCTTATTCTTTTTGGATATAATTCCAAATTAAAAACCGGAAGATCAATCCATTCGTTATTTTTCAATAAAACTTCCTCCTCATTTGTAAATGTAAATACTGTCATGGTTAGCAACAATCAAAACTGTAGAATCATCAACAGTTTCAAATGTCCCCATTCTATTTAGGTAATCCCGGTAATAAACAACTCCATAGGCAATGCCTTCATCAAAAATAACCTTCTCAGGAACCCTAAAAAAATGTGGCATTAGATAATAACCTATGCACAACCCAAAAAGTAAGAACAAACTGTTGTAGGCAAAATTAACTTTAGCCCTGATGTTCTTGTAATGCTTTCTTAATTGTATCATTTGTGATCTTATCAATTTTCTTAATGGCTGCTTTTATTTTTTTACTCAATTTTTCTGTCATATTAATTCCTATATTTTTCAGTAGGATCATGGTGTGATCCAGTTACTCTTGAAAGAAGGGCAAATAAAGCAGCAATTGCGATTAAAACAAAAGCAATGTTACTGTTTACATTGTGATAACCAACAAAATTTTCAGGCAATAACCATGCCGCTCCCAAACCTAAAAGAAAGAACATCGCAGCCAGAAATCCAGCCGCTTGACTGGAACCATGTTGTTCCATTGCTTGATTTGCTCTCCACTGATTAATATGGTTCAAGTCTTCTTGCGTGAAGAATTCTATTTTTGGCTTATGTTGATTGTGGTTGCTGCTCATGTTATTGTTTGTTTAAAAGTACCTGACAAAGATACTATACTAAATATCAATTATCAAAATTTTCTAACAACTTTCTTGTTAATAATTTCTTAACGAGAGAATTTCCCACAACTTGAGGGTTATATCCCTTAAATTCAAGGTAATTAATCCCAAAATAGTCAGCCAAAAAACCACCAACTGCTCCACTTCTGTTTATCCCGGCTGTGCAATGGAGTATCCAGCCTTTAGCATTTTCATTTGCCTTGACAAACTCAAATATGGTATTAGCCATATCTTCATTGAAAAGTTTCATTTCGTCAGCCTCTGTATTTTCCACTCCAAACTTCCTCCACAACTGATGGTTCAGTGGAATTTCTTCTTCTGCATCATCGAACCAAAGGTTCAGTACATTATGGGCAGAATCTAAGATAGTCTCAGAACTACCACCAAACATTTCCTTTCCAGTATGACCAATAGGTTCATGGATTGATATGAAGGCATAAGATTCTTTTTGTTCTGGTGTTAAACCAGATACAAATTTTTTAAAATCATGGCGAGACAAAACTAAAATGTGATTGTTCATGGATAATAAAGTAAGGTTGACGCATTCTTTTTAATTTCTACGTCTGGTGGAAGTGTTAATTGTGAAAGGTTAAATGGAACTGTGATTAGATGAAAACCGGATTTTGTTGGAATACAAGCAACAACATTAATGTGGTCGAATCCAGATTGACAAGCATTTATTTCTTTTGCAAGTTGATATAGATCAATAGACTTGTTATCAATATCAACTACCCAATACTTAACCTCATTGCCTTGACACGAGTCGTGACAATGACTTAAAAGGTTCATTGGATTATAAGAATTAGTTTCCAACCGCTCTACAATGCCTTTAGCAATCTTCCAAGAAACCTGTTTATCAGATTTTGGATTAAGGTTTATATAACATCGAGCATTATATTCAGTACAAACTAACTCTACTGCCTTCATTATGAATTTTAGTTTTTCCTCAGAAGAAACAAACCATTCTGTAATTAAACGAGTAGCCTTGTCATGCCCATCTTTTGAACGCTGCATGACTTGAATATGATATGATCCAAGATCAAACCTCAATAGTGGAAGTATCAGATTTAGGTTGTTCATTATTCATCAATGTTTACATTATAAACTAAAACAATTGTTTCCCCATTAAATCCAAATATAGCATAACTATCTTTTTCTCCGAAAGTTTCTGCTATGTAAGCATCCAATACTTCATCACTTGTAAAGGTTTTGCAATTAATTAAAGCATTAATTCCAGTTAAGCCACCATTTACGTGTGGAATAACAAATTTGAAATTGTAGTCCTTAACCTTTTTCTTCTTTTGAGTCAAGGCAGTTTCCTTGAGTTGGTTAAAGAAATCTTCAACCGTTATTTTTTCAACAGTTCCGTCTTTCATGCTGCATGATGGTCTTTATCAGACACAAACTTCCTATTTTTTAGTAAGTCTATGACATCAGTTAATTTATATGGTGCATAATTGTTGCCATCAACCCCTACATCCATTTTACGGCCATTTCCGAACCTTTGATCTCCAACCCAGTGTTGGTGTCCATGTAGATGAAAAGAATCCCTTCCAAGGCCATCCCAAGACGAAATAGGGTGATGATACAAGTGAAACAACAAACTGCCAACAGACAATTTTAAATCGGCTTGCCGTGTAGTAAACAAATGATCGTAATGTCCTTTGCAAATATGTTCATCATGGTTTCCAGTAACCAAGTGAATGGTTTTAACATTCAACATCTTCCTGAAAATTTCAATGTTGGCTTTACCAGCAAAACTCCAATCTCCAAGATGGAACAAAATTCCATCTTCTGGAATAATAGAGTTAAATTGGTTTGCCATAAACTCAGTCATTTGTTGGGGAGTGTCAAAATCCCTAACTTTTAACTGGTTTCCATCTCCTTGCCTATCAACACTCCATGAAGTTGTTCCACGAGTAATGTTTACATGGAACGCATGAGTGTCAGAGGTAATGTATATTTTATCTAATAGTTCAAATGGTAGTTTCATATTTAATCAATTTTAATCCAAAGTTTCCTTGAGTAAAATTCCTCATCAGAAATAAACATTCGTTTTCCTCTAAACAAATAAAATAAGAGATCAGTCCCTCGTTGGGCATTTCTGCCCTTTTTAATGTTTACAGATTGGCAAGTTTGTTTATGTTCAAACCGGCCTAAGTTTTTAATATTCGAAAGTTTCATCTTCTTGTTTTACTTTTGACCACCTTTCAGTAGTTTGTATGCAATAAGCATACCTAATGTTAATACGATTGTCGCTGTATAACTTTCAGTTATTTGGTAAACAATGACTGATACAGCCAGTAACCAAACAGTGTTTAAAATTATGCTATCGTTTTTCATTTTCTTGCTTGTTTTAATAGAACAAAAGTAAAGGTCTGAACCTTACGATCCAAACCTTTATCATGTCATTAACAATTTAATAACGTTTCAACCAATCGTTTATTTTATCCTGTTGCTTTAAACTGAAAATAGTCCAATCCAAATCCCAAGTAATATAAACAAGATTGAAAGTTAAAATACGGAATAATACACAGCCAAGTCTTATAAAATTTCCAATGATTTGCATAATCCAGTGACCTACATTGAAACCATCTTTGTACATGTATCTCATACTAAAGTGTTTATAAGAGTTCGCCCTACCTCTGAGGTAAATACTGGAATGTCATCATCAATATCCCAATCATCTACATAAACTCCCCACTTCGGTTCAGGCAAACCATAATTTTCCCACCACATATTTTCGTTACCTTTCAATGACTCAAGAGTAACTTTTTTGGTAAGGTCTTTTTTAGTTCTAACCTTATAACACGCTGAACCTCGTTTTTGACAGGTTGGAATGTTATTCCAGTTAATACCTTTTTGAAAACACATTTCCTGCATTTGATCTCCATTCTTTCCTTGTAGTTCCTTGTGTGGATACAAACTTTGGGCAAGCATAGAAATGCTATTTTTAGTAGCATCGTTTTGTCTCCAAACAAAATAATTGGTTACGTCATCTTTTGGAACATTGAAAGCACGAGCATCAAAGTTTGCAAGGTTTATGGTTAAACGGTGAATTGCTTCCTCCTTATCAAGATCACAACCCCACCATGTATCTACCTTGCTAATAAACCTTAATTGATTAAAAATTCCGGTAGCCATTGAAGCAGCAATTGACTCCATCTTATTTTGACAATAGTCAAACCAAGCATCAGTAGTCAAAGTGTCATAGTCAGTCAACAACAGAGAAATTTCATCTGATTGTACATATCCAAATTTACAACCCTGAATGTTCTTACAGAGATATAACATGGTTCGCTGCATGTCTTCTATCAAACCTTCATCAAAAGGCTTTTTAAGACCCTTTGTGTAGGTGTGGAAGGCTTTACCATCAATCCTGATGATAACTGGTGTTCTACGAGTAAGAAACCGTCTGTTCCTTCGTTCATAGAAATCTTTCATTCGATCATCAATACTAATCATCAGTTTGAAAATTTTCCAAGTTTAAGATTTTTGTACATAGTGTATTCATCTGCTGATATTTCTTTCCAGTATGTAACAATCCAATCTACTCCTAAATTTTTTTGTGCAGACATTAAAATAAAGGGATGACTATTTTCATCAACCCATTGAAGAGTTATGGTACTATTGCCCACCTGCCTTTCAAAAACAGCGTAATAAAACGGTATTGTATTCATAAAAATTAACTTTCTGAGTAAAAATTGAATTTATTCCCTTCAAAATGAAGGAGTTTATTTGATTGAAGTTTCTCAAGGAGGTATTCTCTTTGAATGTGAGTTAGGTTCGTAACTTTTAATCTCCAACTTGGAGACCAAAAAAATTCAGGTGATCCAGTATCAGCCCAGTTAGGATGTATAACCTTTGGATCACGCCAATATAGTTCAAAAGTAACCCCTTCAAGAGGGATATTTTCTGTGATATGTCGCATAAGAAAGGTTAAAACTTGCCTTTCTGTATTGTCTGACATGTGATCCCATTCAACCCTTATATCAGTTTCCTGAAAACCATGACCATCATCAGCATAGTCATCCCAAATGTTTATAGGAATTTCTTTCATTGTGATTGTAATTTATGTACTTTATACTTGAGTATCCGTTCCTTTAAATCTGCTTCAACCCTATCCCTTCCACAATTTACAGTAGCAGGGTTTTTCATAATAATATCAACAGCATCATCAAAAGAAATGTACTTAATGAAACTCCTTTTTCTACAAGTAGAGTATCCAGTATTGACATCAAATGTATGATCATGTACACTGTTAACAAAGACATCATTCCCTTCAACCCTGCAAACAACCCTTACAATATTTCTATCATCAAATTTATGTTGGTGAAATGTAATCAAATCACCGGGAGAAAAAGATAGTGGATTCATCTTGCTTCGGTTGTTGGTTTAAGCCACACTTGATCAAAAATGTAGTTAAATAGTTCAGTATTCAATTCCTTTAAAGCGTATAACCTTTCAAGTGTTTTTCTTGTATCAAACCTGAACATTTTATCGAGTTCTTCTCTAACTCGTTCAGTAGATACAGTTTCAAAGAAACGATCCACATTAAGGTTTTCAATTCCATCAACAATGTCGTTGGACATATTGAATTTTTTTGTGATGGAAAAACGAATTGCTCTTAATACCCGGAGAGGATCATCATTGAATGATGTAATAGCGTTTACAGGACAAACCAACATCTTGTTATGAAGATCATACATACCACCAAATGGATCAATTAAGGTTCCATCTAAAGAACGGGCAATGGCATTAACTGTAAAGTCCCTACGCCTAAGATCATCTTCCAAGGTTCCAACTCGACAAATTTTTGGTCGGCGAGTTCCTTCCTGAAAACCTTCTTCATAACGGGCCATTACAAAGTCTGCTACTAAACCTTCATGCTGATGACCTTTTGGGAATTTAGCCCTGATGGTAAACATTTCGTGCGTTACCAAAAATACTTGATAACCTTCAAGTTCAATGCAAGCATTAAACCATAAAAAAGCCATAGCAGGATCAGCACTTGGAGCACCTTCAATTACAACTGTGTAGTCAATGTCCTTAGACTTTAAACCCAACAGGGAGTCTCGTACTGCTCCTCCAACTTCATAAAGTGTGTATTTCATTTATTTTTTATTTAGATTTTTGCAATTGCAACAATACCATCACAAAACACCCACAGATTTATATCTTGAATAGGTTGTTCGGTAACAAAAAATTCCTCCAAAAGCATTCTTTGATTATTCAAAATAGTAACAAGTCCAGATGTAATAACAACAAGAATTGTACAATTATGCTTTTTTTGGAATTGAAGTATCTTTGGCATTAAAAATTCAACCCCAGCATTCACAACACCAGTTTTGGCATCAGTAGTGTATGTCATAATTTTGTTATTTAAACAAGTCCAAACGTTTTTCGCCAAATAAACTTTGACGATTGAGAACCTTAACATAGTTTTTTGTAAACATCTGTTGGTATAGATTTATCTTAAACTCAACAGGAGACAGGCTATTGACATTCTCAAATGCCATAAACCTAAGTTCATTACCATGAGGACCGGGTTCTATGAAGATGACAGTACCCTCAGTAAAAGAGTCGGCTACATACCAACCAACATTATTAAATATTTCTTCGAATTTCATCTTTCAGTTCGTTTAATTAATGAAGCAAATATACAAACAAATTAACCTTTGTCAACCCCATTAGGAACTTATTAACATTAAGTGCTCTGAAAGATTAATCTTTTTCTCATTGTAATTCGAAAGAAACAACCTTGCCCACAATACAGTTTAAAGGTTAAACCTTTATAAATGTATTTTTGAGTTAGAAACATCTCTTTACATGGTCTGGAATTGCCCTTTTCTGAAATAGCATCAAACAATAAATTAAACAAGTTTGAAGTAGTTAAAATTCCTTTTTTATAATATCTTTCCTCAAATCTCTTTTCCCATTCACATAAGTTAACCACAAATGATAGGAATTCAGAATCACTCATAAGTGATATTTTATTCCGCATCACTTGAACCCTTTTCTCAGTGCGCTGGGATTGTCTAAACAACATATCAGCAAATGATGCTGCTGATTTAGTATATTCCGGGGAATTCATAAACTCAATTAATTTCTCATTCATGTTTTTATGATTTAAATTGATCAAGGAATACAATATCGTTTTTAACCTTAATACCACATTCTTCACATACTTTGAAGAATTGTAACTGGGTTAATTTCAGGCCAAGTTCCCTTTTAAATACAGGGAATTTACAACCTATCCTTCTCCTATCGAATCGGTTAATCTCTTCGCAGACTCTTTTAACTTCGTTGTAGAAAGTGATGTTGTCTACTTCAACAACTGTCTTTGTTATTTTTATCATAACTGGCTTGCAAGTATTAATAGTGACAGTAAAAACAGTATGGCCAATAGATATGGCCAAAAACTGCTTGGTTTCTTATAGTTTCGCATATTCAGGTTCTATCTTTTTCCAAATGTGTTTCGAGTAATCTTTTCCATCCAACATAGCAAAAAGAACTGATGCAATTAAAGGTGCATCTGGATGAACCAATCGGTTTACCTCTTCTGCAAAATCCTTTCGGCTATAATTTTTAGTTAATAACCCAATAAACATAATTTCATGTATGGATTTCAACTTATGGTATTGATCAGTCAATAGTTCTTCGAAATCGTGAACCTTATCATAAAATTCATCTGGAACATCATTTAAGATCGAAGAAACTGGTTCACCGGCTGCCAATGCTTCCCAAATGCTTGTAGTCGAAAGGTTAGTCATTTGACGATGAAGTTTAATGTAATCTTCAAACTTAATCTTACAACGTTGTCCATTACTGAACCTTACAACAAAACCTTCACTGTTTTTCCAGTTTAGTTGCTTGATGTTTTTCCAGTCAAGACCATCAAACTTTTTAACAACTAAATCTACATACATTGGAAATGCCTCTGTAAAGGCAGAAAGTTCTAACTCTTGACCTGATGTTGAAAATATACCAGTTATAATTAAATTAGGTTCTGGATATGAAACTACTATCTGCTCAAAACCTATCAGTTCAAAACAGTATGTAAGTTTTCTATTCGGATATTTTATGAAAATTGGATACTTTTCAATTAACAACCTTTTAGCCTCAATTGCATAAGGAGATGTAAATGATCCACGAGATGCTACAATCATTTCTCCTGCATACCAAAACACAAGGATTAATGATCCATCCAATTTTTCGAATACTTCAAATTGATCAGTAGCCTCATGCTTTTCCTCTTCCATGTTGAAAAACTTAGGAAAACCTTTAGCAATAATTTTACCATCTATATCAGTCACAAGACCACGACACATCAATGTGATCTCATCCCAATGCCCACCATATTGAGTTTCTGGTGTATAGTTCCAGATAATCAATGGAAGGTTCGGGTGAACCTGATTGAAGATCAAGCCACGAGATTTGTAGTCGTTTAAAATATCAATATTCATCTTCTAAAATTTCGTTAAGGATTTCTAATGCAATTTTGTTTGAACGATCAGCCTCTTCTTTAGTTTGAAACCGGAACTGTTCAAAGAAGAAATAGTTCGGGAGAGCAACTGGTTGTCCATACAATTGAAAAATTTGTTCAGGAGTCCATTCGAACAACCTGTCATACATTTCACTGTATGATGGATGGTCATGCAGAATCGGAAATGACTCAAACACGAACTTACATTTTTCAATGAAGTAGTTGTATTCAGTTTTAGTCCAAGAAATAAAGTCTTCAAAGGTTGAAAACCTTGACTCTTCTAAACTAATGTATTTGCCACTTAGTTGACTAAACTGATTTAAACAGTCTCGAAAAATGATTCCTGCAACAGTAGTTTTTGAATTATCACTTAGCATACTTTTGTTATTTATTTAAGTTCAGAAATAGGTCGTGCAACTATTCTGGTTTTCAAAAGTTTCCTTTCACCGGATTCCAGTTTTCCTGAGAAACTACTAACCCAATGTTCTTCGATGGTGATGGTTTTGTCAGTCTCTTTGAGAATTTTCCCAACTTTGGACTCATTACCATAATTCCACAACATGGTATCTCCTACTTTCAATTCACCAGCAGGAGTTCCTTTTACATTACCAATGCCTTGAAGATAAGTGGTTCCGGCTGGTTGTATTTTTGTTGATGGTGTGTATCTCATGTTTTGCGTTTTGCCCTTGGGCTTTAAGTACCTGACAAAGATATGGGCCTGATCCTTATGAACCAAGCCCATGCCTTATGGTTAACAATCTATTAACTATTTAATCATTCATACGATTATAATAATCACGATCATACTTTGCTGCTTTTGCCAAGTAAATTTGACGTTTTACAAATTTAATGAGGGTTGGGCCAAGTACAATGGCCGCAATAAAATAAATATATGTCATGTTAGTCTGGTCGTTTAACTTTTGTTTGTGAGTTCGCTCCTGCATTGTAGGCGTTTTCAACAATAGCCTTGACAGAAGGGTTTGTGTTTAAATAATGCTGCCAATCGGCAGATAACGTTTTGAAATATTGTTGAAAAGTCATAATGTGATATTTTGTTGTTTGGGCCAACCAAAATGATCAGCCCAAACAATTTTTTAATTCAGTACTGTAAATTCTGCATCTTGAACAGTTGCATAAGACATTGCCAATTCAAACAACTGCTGATTGAATACTGTATCAGCAACAGCAGATTTGAGCGGACGACCTTTCCGCTTCATTCCCTCAACTTTGAACCCTCCGATTGTCAAGGCTTCCTGAACACGGTTGTAGACCTTCCAGAGGCTTGAACCTTCATCTTCTGGTCGAAGTACCTCAGCAACATTTGAAACGTTTGCATCAGTCTTTACGTTGTCCCAGCGAAGTGCCAAAGCCTGACGGGTAAAGGCTTCGATTTGGCTGTCAGACAGTGTGATAGCAGCCATTTCTTTTTGTTTTGCAACAGCAATTTCTAAATTTTTGAGGAATCCCATTGCAACCTCAAAGGCTGCTTCTGCTGGTGTTCCCATATGTCTAACAGAAAATTGACCAAATTCTTTGGTTGCGATAACCAAGCCATTCGAACAGATTATTCTGTAAATTCCCACATAAACTTTTAATGGTGAGGTTCCATCGTAGGAGTTCATAATCACGATTTCTGGTTTGAGCCATTCATCGTTTAATTCTACAGGGTTAATAGCCCGCATTTTAACTACGTGTTTACCTCTCCCTTCTGTGTCTTTACCTTTCCGGTTTTTCTTTACCGAAATAGAGACCAACTCAAAAATTCCCAGTTCTAAAATTTCTTCGATCAAAACTCTGGTGTCCATTTGTTGGTAATATTTAGACATTACCTTTGTGGTTTGAATCGCTGGGTTCAGAACATTAATGTCAAAGTTTACTACTGCGGATGGATTCATGTCAAAAATTGTTTAGTGTGATTGACTGTTTGTCTGTTTGATGAAGCAAAGATACAAACAAGTTAAGACTTGTCAAGTCTATTAACAACCTATTAACTAAAGAGTCGCCTTAAATTGTTTAAGGTTAACAAGTTTTAATTTTTTACTAACTTCCATAATCTGCCTTTTGTTTTCAGTAGTAGCCTTTTCAAGTCGATCTTTTTCGGCTAATAGTGGCTTAAATTCCTCAAATATAGGCTCATTTTCTGGTATTGGGAGAAAGTAATTCTTTTCATAGTATTCGGAAATTTGATTATCTCCTGATACAAATCGCTTGTCCTTCCTAATTCCAGTTATAAGGACTCTATTTCTTTCGTTCGAAATAGGAAATGGATCATCAAATGGAGTATCCCCGCAATATAAAGCATAAAAAGGTTTAAATGATGCATTTTCCTTTATCCACATATCAATGGCTTTTTTACAGCAGAAAAGGATTTTTTATCCTTGATCTCTGTATCATAGTAATCTGACACTGATTTAAAGGTTTCATCACTTAGATTAAATGATATTTCAAAATTGCGATATACCTCAATAGGTACATCAGAACGATCTTTGTATTCAAACATGTTTTTTGGTTTTAAAGTGTTAATTATACATCGCTTGGTATTGCCCTATAATTGCGGTAGCCATTCCATCAGCAATAAGTTGAAGAAGTTCAACCAAAGTCTCATCCTTAGCCAGCCACAATTCTCCATATTCGGCTACCAACTCTTTGTTTTGGAGACAACCATTCATCCCTTCTGTAAGTTCACTCCAAAGCAATTCTTTGGTGAATATGGCACTTTCTACCTTTTCAGATAGAACTTCACCTGTAGTCATTATAATGGCGTTGGTAATGAACGTTGAGTACTTGTCCATGTCATCATTACTTATCAAAATGCCCCACATGTGAGCAATTGAAAGTTTAGCATACAAGGTTTCTATTTCTTCTTTTGAAACGAGATGATTCATAGTTTTTTACTTAATTTAGCAATGATGACGAGAAAAGTTAGTAAAAGAACAATTGGAAAGGTTAGAGGTGCTGTAAAAATAGCACCAATTATATTAACTCTGTATTTTGATACAAGGTGAAGATACTTATCTTTCATCATACCATAAACCACAAAGGAATATAATACGATAGTACAAGTACAGTAAATTAATAAAAGAATCATTCTGGTAATGTTATGGATTTTAGTTGAAGAACTGACTTCATTTTGTTCAGGTTGATTTGACCAATGAAATCGTATATTACTTTTTCTGAGATGTAATACACTCCTTCAACTTCTATCAAGTCACCTGTTTCAATGTTAACGTGGAAACAGGCTTGCCGGATGTAATCAATGGCTGGAATTAAACTTATGTAAACCATGTCAGTGTCAGTTATTTTACTCCTTGTGGGTTTGTGATGCAAAGATACAAACTTTATTTTAGTTTGTCAATAGAAAATAAAAACTTATTTTAAAGTTCCTTGTATGGTTTTTTCGTTTACAATCCTAAAACGTTGGTTTGTCATAGACTTGTGAAATGTACAAGAGTCTGTTTTATTGAATGTTGCAAACAAATCTACCATAACAACTTGTCCAATTGTATCCATTTGAAGGTAGACTCCTTTATCAAATTTTTCGCCTCGAATGGCTACATTCTGATCAAACATCAATTTCAAGGCTTCATAAAAATTAAGGGTATATTCCATTTTAAATTGTGGTTTGAGTGATTGATTCAACTTTATAAACAGTTAATACATGGTTTCTGGCTTCAAAGCAGGAATCGTAGATTACACCATCAACAACACAAGAAATGTGATTTTTAGTGCCAATTACAAAGATTCCAGTTTTAGGAAGTTTATTTATGATATTACCAATAACAGAACCTTTAAATGGCTTTTGATGGTTTTGCATCCATTTACTAAAGTAAGTTTCAAAAGACAAACCACGAGATTCAAAAATCCCTTTCCAGTCATTGAGCCATTCGTTTCTTTGCCGATCTTCTCTCCAACCCTTTTCGTATAGAAGATCATAGGACTCTTTGTATGTAATATTCAGACACTTTGCAACTGTCCAAATTTGGCAATCACCTTTTTTATCAATACCGGCTTCTTTGACAACACTTTGAGAAGTTTTAACATAATCGTAGGAATAACGAGATTTAACCTTTTTAACAATCTTAGGTTCGTTTTCCCGGTAAAACCGTTTGAACTTAATTCCCCTAACACATTTCCTACCCCGTCCCCAACCATATTCAGATTCACTGAAAAGTACGTTGTACCAACGACCTTTCAATTCAACAACCCAAGCATCTGTGAAATCATAGTCTGCATCAAAATTATTCTTGATGAGACCTTCCTGAACAATAACAGCATCTTTAAATTTAGGTTGTTCTGTGAAGAATCTCTCTAATGCTCCTTGTGTTCTCCAACTTCTGAGATTGTTATCCTTAGTCAATTCTAAAAGTGTCATAGATTGTTAATTGAATGAATGATATGACAAATATAAGGTCTATTTTTGAAATGTCAATACCATTAACAAATTATTTGCTTTTGTTCTTTTTGATGTTTTCTAGGTGATCAACATCTTGAGGAGTACCCAGAAAGTTAACCTGTTCAAATAATTGTATTAACACATCATCACTAATTGGATCATCATAGTATGAGTAATGAACATCCCAACGAGTGCCATTAGGATCGGTTATATCCTTTTGAGCATAACGATCAAGGTCTTTGAAATAAATTAGAGTACCATTGTAATTCACAGGAAATTCATTGTTCATATAAGAGAATATTGTGGTAATTCTCTGTTTACCATCAATTACTTTCAATGTACGATGTGTTTTATAAACTTGTTCTACAACTACAAATTTCAAAGTAGATGCACCTCGAAGTAAGGACAATATGAATTGCTCTTTTTGTAAATCAGTCCAAACCAAACCACGTTGTAAGTTACAATCATAAGTAGGCAAGTAAACATCAAAATCAATTGAATTGTATAATTTATTTGCCTTTAATCGGGTGAAACTGTCAATGTATAATCCCTGATTAATGGAGTGTTTATATTTTGGCTGAAAGAAATCTCGTGTAAACATGGAATTATTGCTTAATGGTGATCGAAAGGTTTGGGAATATGTTCTGTAAAGTGTTTACAAGGAATTCTAATTCCATCTCTTTAATTTTGTATCCACTGTTATATGGTCGGCATTTATCCGAAATCCAATCAAAGTTGAACCAATTAGTGTAGATAGAATTATCTTTCTCAAAAGACATTCCAGTGATAGTAACACCATTTTCTTTATTGGCTTGAATATTTTCTTTGATCTCTTTCGAAACCCTGATGACTTTTGGAATCATCTTTTTAACCTTTTCGTATTGCTCAATATCACCCTGAGAAAGGAGATTGTTGTTAAGCAGGAAGGTTTCAAGGCAGTCAAAACCGATGTTGAATTTTTCACCTTTTGGATTTTCGACAGTTGCAATATTTGCTATCAGTTTACCACAGTTGTCACAAGTGCAACCAAAGCCTTCCAACAGAGGAATGTATTTTTTGTCAACTACTGTGTAGTTAACGTTAAGTGAAAGTTTGCGCTGAATGATGTTTTTCATAAGATGTCTTGTTTGTATTGACCGTTTTGTTCCCCTTGTGAGTTGTTTCAACAAAGATACAAACAAGTTAAGGATTGTCAAGTAGGTTAACAACCTATTAACATTTACCAAGTATCAATACCATCATTGGTTTTAAAAACAATTCGATCTTCAAAGAGCCAAAAACTAACAGTTCTATTTTTTTGATGATCTTCAAACCCTATAACCTTTGCATCATTACCATGATGGTTAATGTGATAGTGAGTAGCCGAGTATTTGTAGATGGTATGATCGTGGGTAGTATCAATCCTATTATAAAGTTCATCTACCTTATAAGCAGGAACACCGAATAACTCAGTTAAATGCTTTGCAGTTTCACCCCAAATATCATCATCAAATGAAATTAACTCAGTGTCAAAAACAAAAAAATCTCGTTCATCGTATATACCCGGCCTAAGTTCATTATACCTGTTAAAATACATATTTGAATAATCTAAGGTTAGAGAATCATCTGTAAGGATAGTCCTAATATCAACCTCAAATAATTCATTGTATTTGTATTTACACAATAATGATTTAAAATCAGTTACAAGATTTATAGTATTAACACCATCAGTATTATCCCGGTTTGTCGTTTGCCTGCGAATTTTGCCATCTTTTTCAGTAAACCTTTTCGCCCAATCAGCAAATAATCCATAGAAATATTCACCAGTTGAATCTATGATCTTCTTATATTTGTCTGATAACAGAAGTGAATGTTGTACATCACAAATATACTGGGTTTTTGTTTGACGAGTTATTCGGCGAAGCCAATTAGATTGAAACCCTTCGTTATGAATCCACTGAGTGTGGAGATATTTACCAACTAAATTTTCCATGTTTTATTGTTTTGAATGTTTACCAGCACATGTAATCACAACGGAGTATAATATCTCCATTATCATCAGAGTCGGATTTTGAAACACTTCCTGCACCCATAACGTATTCTATCCAATAGAAAACATCTGCCAATTGCTTGTTTTCAATGATAGAATGTGGCACTCGCATAGTTACAGACTTGTAAGGGATTTCATCCTTAAAGTAAGGACAGTCGTCTTGACTTCTGCCAATTATCATCCCATTATTTCCTTGTATATATGCACCCCACACATCTTCTTTAGTAAGGGTAATTGCAACTGGGTAGCGAGGTTCGGAGATTTGAAAAGTGATGTTTTCCATGAGAAGTCTTGTTTTAAATGTTTGACTGTTTGATCCCCTTGTGGGTTTGATAGAACAAAGATACTAACCTTTTAACCTTTGTCAAGTCCGTTAGGAACTTATTAACAAAAATGGCCAACATTGCTGTCAGCCATTCCCATTAAACCAAATATATGTCAAACGTTCAATAATTGAAATTTTTTGGATTCAGATTTGTCCTTAAAAATGCTCCAAAATCTTCCCGATATTCGAAGTTAAAATCCATCGCAAAGGACAATTCATCAGTGAGTTCATTTAACTTATTTTTCCAGTTATTAAATGCTGTCAAAACAGCAGGATCATATAACCCAGCATTTTGAAATCGTTCAGTCAATTGAGTAGAAAGGTTCAACCATGATTTAATGCTTGGGCGATCAAAGAACAACTGAATGCTTTCATCAAGTGTAATAGTATTGTTCAATTTGGCTTGCTGTCCAGAGATTCGAAGCCTTAATTTTTCCTCATTTTGGATGAATGCGTCCAGTACTTCTTTGCAACGTTGCACTCGTTCTGGTCGTGTTAGATCATCCCAATCATAAGCATTCAATGTTCTCGCATATGCACTAAATGCAGTATTTTCGAATACATTGTTTAAGTCTGTGATGTATTGAAGAACTACATTTTTAGTGAAATTTTCTCCATTATAATCCTTGTGGAGGGCTTCGAAAATCTCATTGAATTTCTTTAGTTTGCTCATTGGTTCAGGTTTTGTTTCGATGATAGGTTCACTGTTTACTGGTTTTCCAGTAGATTTTTCTTTACACAATTCTAAGATTGCATTGGTGATTGAGTTATTCTCTCGCCGAATTTCTTCATTAGAAGAACCTCCATTCCATTCAGCACGTTTATTTGCAGAATAACGTGACTTCAATAGAAGTACATCATTTGCATGATATGGTTCAATTATTTGTTCGAGTCGATCCAATGCTGTTTCAATGCGACCTTGACTCAGAAATTCTCTTACTATTTGCATAATTTTATTTAGGTTAAAATTCTGGTGATTGATGGTGAAATGTTTATCATTCCAAACCGATCTATTAATTTAGACCTAAATTCGGAATATTCAAGTATTGTATCTTCTACTTTTTTATCTAACTCTTTTGGAGACATGATCCAAGTTATGGTATCATTATCATCAGTTATGAAACTGTCAGTTGGGTCTAACTCATCAGTTTCAGTATTGTATATTGAAATATTTATATACCCTTCATCTGTACCAAATGTAACAGTTTGATGGAACACATTCATTTCACTGATTAAACCTTGAATGAATTCCAAGTCGAGATGTTTAACCTGCCGTCTAAGTGGTTGTCCGCATTGAATGCAAAACAATGCATTAGGACCATATTCTAAATTTGGATGATTTTTACAACCAAAATATTCTACAGTTGCTTCTGGTTTATCTGGTACTTGAATTAGTACACTCTTATATAAATAAATTGATCTTGACATATTATTTCAGCCAGTTTAGGAATCTCATAACGAAATCCAGTTTTTCTTTTTTGAAGGTTTTATTTTTTGGATTGAATATATAACCATTAATTTTAATCAACCCATTAACTACTACAAGGTAATTTGATTTTGATTTAACATAATCTGGTAACTCAGTTCGTACACCATCTACTTCAATGTAGTTGTCTTCCTGATTAATGGTATGACCATTCTGTGTTATTTTGTTCATAATTAATTGTGGCTTTTTGAAAATACAAGCATTAATGACAATAGTTGTTGTGGTGTAACTGATATAACTCCTGTATCATAAACTTTTTCAAAGGTGTCATCATCTGTCAGATAAGCATACATCTGAATTTGATTGTTTTCAAAAAAGGTTATCCAGTGGGTTATGGTATTGGATAAACGGACATGACCGTAACCTTTAGGTTTATATCCAAATTGAGTTATAGACTTTTGCATACAAATATTAATAATGTTAATAACAATAATAGTAGAGTTATAACCAAAGGAAGACTTCTATTTGGTTCTGTTTTAACAGAAGGTAATTTCTTCTTTAATCTACCTTCTGTATGAGTTTGATATTTGTATCTAAACCTGCCCATTTAACATTAAGGTTTTACCCAATCAGGTTTAAAGTAATACAAGGCTTCACGATTGTCGTACTCAGCAGGTTCAAAGGTGACATTGCTAACATCAATCTTAACTTCTTTCTTGATGCGTTTCAATGCATCCTTTTCAGTTTTAGCAAAGAGTGAACCTTGACGTTTCCCATCAATGAACCAAATGAATCGCTTTGTTGCCGGATCATTGTAGTACCCACATGATATTGGGTCATAGAAGATAACTTCAAGGTTTTGAGTGTTCAAAAAACGAACAAAGGAATTTGGAGTGTCTTCATAAAGGTTCAACGAAACGTAATCTTGATGTTTGCGCATGAACTTTGCAATCAACTCAATGACTTCTAGTCTTGAAGATTGAATTTGAAAAGTTGCACCACGAAAATCCTTTTCATCACCAGCCTTTAAAAATTCAACAGTGCAAGAACTAGCAGCAACAGAACTGTCCAGATAACCTTTCCGGCTAAAAATAATGTCCATTGGAAGGGATGTAGCCCATTCGTATTTTTTACGAGGTTCGTAAACACGGACTCCAAGAATCTTTAAATCTGACATAGGAAAAGAATTTAGTGTGTGATTGAATTCCTTGCGGATTAACAAAACAAAGATACAAACAAATTAACCATTGTCAAGTTCATTGGGAACTTATTAACACATTAAATTATGTGGCTCCAAGAGATTAAGTAGTATGAATCATTTCGGTCTTCTTCACTTTTTACAACAAAACCATCAAACTATAACCTTTTAATTGAGTTAGGAGTCAAATAATGTGTATATGTTGTATAGTTCCCTGCTTTACAGGCATGTTTTATTTTAAGATAAGCATCCTCTAAATCAGGAGTTATCATAGTAGAGATTGTATTTGTTGTTATTTTATTTGCTTCCTTAGCAGTCATATCATTGTAGTTTTAATTATTTAAAAAGGAGGGATAGTAGACCAATAGCACCATATATCAGCAATAGTAGTCCTATTAATGTTAATAGTGACATTAGCATTTCAACTAATGGATTGTAGTTTTTACGCATTTTAAGTTATTTAATCTTCGAAATTGTCTTTATCTTTGTTTCGCCCCGATACAATTAAAACAAGGAGTACAATTGGCCAAATTGACATAGTCAATACCATTGTTCTCATTACATCAAAATATCGGGCCGGAGTCATTATCCTGTAAGACGGCATTCGCATATTAGCATAAACCAAATACACAACAAAGCCAATAGTATACCACCACAACATAAACTCATAGGTAATTGGAGTGAAATTTGCTATCAGCAAGATTATTACGCCAACTACAATAAAAGCCTGAAAAATAGATTTAGTCATTTTTGAGTGATTTTAATTGTTGATAATTATATTCAGCCCAAACCTTATAATCTTTCAGTTTAGAAAGACCAAAAGGTTCGTTAATTTGATAGATCATGTTTCTGTCAGCCATTTTCTTTGTACCAGTTCTCTTAATGGTCAACTTACCTTTAATAATTTCGGCATATATTTCAAAGTCAATTATTAATTCATCAGACTCACTAACCACTTTACCATAATAAGCCCTAAACAATGGACCAAACTCAGAGGTATCTGGCAGATAGTAAATGACTGTTATGAAATCACCTTTTTCCATGTTTACCAAGTTTGATAAAGTTTACCATCAAGTGTTTCGTTGGTTGGTGTAATCACCTTCCAGTTCCAAGGAATATTACAGAGGTTTTGAAACCACATCTTACACTCAAGAAGAGTATAACAAGTTTTTACTGTAATTGATTCAGACTTACTTTGAATTTGATACATGATCTTATTATTTTGTCAACAAAGTTTCAATCAAGTCTTTGCTGAGATGCATGATAACCTTATTGGAATACTGAGTTCCATAAAGTGCAACTCTTGGATCAATGTGATATTCGTTACAGAGACCAATAATTGTGTTTATTATTGTGGTTTGTTCTTGCTCATCATAAGGAATAGTAACATATCCTAAACGGTTGTATTTACTACTCCATTCATAAGGGAGTTTGAAAGCAATTTCGTTTACTCGATTACCTTGTTCTATCAAGAACGTTTTCTGCAAACTGGCATTTGTAGTGTTTTTTACTTTTTTGCCGCCAATAACATATCGCATTGCTTTTGCAGCACAATCAACACCAAAATAAGTAACAAGACCATCAGTAAGACATTCAAGAGCAACAGTTCTTTTAAGTCCTTTTCGGCCACAGCACTCACATTCTTCTTTTTCAGAAATGCCAAGAAATTTATATAATTTTTCTGCTTGTTCCATGTGATGTATTGTTTTTAAACAATTTTGATAGAACAAAGATACGAACCTTTTAACCTTTGTCAAGTCTATTAGGAATTTATTAACACAATTTAGAGGATGTTTACAATACCTTTCACAATATCGTGAATTTCCCAATTTGAGTTATCATTGATTCGATCAATGAAGTGTGGTGGTGGAGTAAGGTCATCACAACATTTAGTTATAAGTTCAATTAAAATGGTCCTTGCTTCTTCTATTGATTCAGCAAAAATCATTTCAAAATTTAACTCAAGGTTCGATTGATGATAGATGAATAGTTTCATAGTCTATTATATTCCTCCACAGCACTATTGTAATCAGAAACAGAGAAAACCCTATTAAAGGTTCGAACCTCAAAGAATGTATAGGCAGTTCCTTCATAATCAAGTTTGGTTACAACATAAAAATACTTATAATCCCCAAACTCTTCAATACAGTGTTCTGAAATAGTAGTTAACAATGGAGTGTTTTCGTTAACTGTAAAAGGTTTAATATTTTGATTGTTCATCGCTTTAGAAATGTATATTCATTAATAGTTGTATCAGCCTCTGTCAAAAAGAACCCTTCATCAAATAAGGTTCTATTCACTCGAATCGCTGTAAATTTACTGTAGTCTGTATACCGAATGACAATCTCATGTATTTCCTTACTTGGATCATATACAGCAGCATTACCACATGTAGCACTTACAAATATACGACCTTGATTAAGGTTCTGATGAGATAAGATTTTATCAATTATATTAGCCATAATGTTAAAGTTTAAGAAAATACATTGTTTAGGTTTATAATGTTGGTGATACCATAACCAGTATATGTGTATTCAACATTATTTATATACTCAAGTACACACTTAGATACTCTATCTAAGTCTTCCACTGGATCACCTGATGGTTTGAAATTACTAATTCGAATATTTGCATATGATACGATCTGACCAAAATTAAAAACATTGAAGGTCACGTAAAGACAGATTTCTTTCATAGTTTATTTTTTAAATGCAAGTAAGGTTACAAGTGTGATAATGAAAAGGTCCAACCAGATGAACATTGTTCGACCTTCAAGGTTATCCCAATATATTACTGTAAAGATGAGGGAAAGCAATAACCAAATGAACACAGTCGATTCAATTAATACTTTCCACCATCGCATTAAGAATGATTTCATAGTTTTTTATTTTACGAGATAACGAAAGTGGGGACATTGAATTGGTCCCCAAGCAAGGATGGTGAATGCGCGAACAATTTTATTTCCATCAGTAATGATAGTCTCAAAATTGAAATCAAGTCTGGTAGACTTCAAGGTTAAGTTATT